TACAGACTATAAAATATTAAAAAACTTTATAGTAAATATTTTAGGTAGCAATATTAGTGCTAAAAAGAAAAATCATATTTTTCTTTCTGAAAATTCCTCTCAGCCTCGTTCATTGATTATAAATTCCAATTCAAAAAATCAAGGTTTAAAGACATTAAATTATAATGAACTTGATAAAATAATTTCTGAATCGAGAAAAATGGGAATTTTCGCCTTTATAATTAATGGCTCCGAACTATTTTCATTAAATTATCTTCATAACATTTATGAAAAATATTCTGATAGCTTATTTATTCCTGTTGCAACTGGTAATTGTATTGACGATTCTTTATGTAAAAAAATTCTCAAATGTGGTAATGTAATTCCTCTATTCCCAAGTAAAAATAGTTGTTCAGATATGCTGAGACAAAATGGAATTCCAAGTTTCAATATAAACTATATTCATAGCTTGTTTAAAAAGGCTAAATTTAATAATGATTTCTCAAACTTAAAAACTTTTCATTAGAATTTAATGATTCTACACAAAATGAGTTTACAACATATTCTTTATTAGATTTAGTAAAAAATAAAAGTATGTAAGAATATTGAATGCCCAATTGTATTATTAAAACAAATAAAATATCGTCGCTATAAAAACGACGATATTTTCATGTACTATAAAAAATAAAATTACTTTTGGATTATGCACCTATCTAATATTTCTTTATATTTTAGCTTAATTTTGTATTTATAATCAAAATATAAGTTAAGTAATATGATAATACTACTTACAAATTTGAAATATGAAAATAATAAGTATATTAAAATTAACTGAAAAATTAATACTTTGCCTCTAGATTTAGTAAACCCATATATAATTTTTGTTATAATAGACACTGAATCCTGCAATATGAAGAAAAGTATAATATACTGTATGGATGTAATCAGTATTGTAAAATACGAATATCTATCTATTACTATGTATGCATTTATAAATGAAATAGAAATTATACTAAATATCCCTAAGTAAATATTCTTTCTTGAACATGAAATAAACTGGCCATAATTTTTGAAATTTTTAATTATATTACTTTTATTAATTGCTAAATCATTTAAATCTTAAATCTTTTTGCCAAAAGTAATGTCACTGTATAGCCAATAATAACAGTTCCAAGTGGAAGGCATGCTATACTTAAATAGAATATTAAATCTTTATAAGAATCAAGTATTGATGGTATAAATTCCATAAGTTCTCTTGACTCCTTTAATAAACTATATCCTGTAAGTGTACTAAAAATTAACATCCACAAAAATCATAATAATACATGCGGCTATACTTGAAAAAAATAAATCATCAAAAATACTTTCATCTTTTTTTATAAAGTATGCAATTACCATGGCTAAAATCATATTCTGACTCATCATTATACCCGATGGAAGATCTCCAATTACAAATATTATCAATATTAAAGATGAAACACATGACATTATTGTATATTTCAAATTACACTTTAGCAATATTATTCCAACAAAAGCTGGAACAACAAAATCTATATAACCTAAATATCCAAATCCCAAACCTATGCATAAAACACTCAATACAACAAATGCTGAACTGAGCATTGATGCTTCAGTGAATTTTTTTACATCCACTTTTATCACTCCCTAAAAACTTTGGTGAGTTCGAAATCTTATTTATCTTAATGTTTCTTTAGTCAAGTAATGATAAATTAGTTTAACTGTATTTTCAAGTGCTTTATAATGAGTTCTTTCCATACCATGAGAAGCTGAAACACCTGGTCCTATAAGGGCTCCACGTATATCGTTTCCGCCTCTAAGAGCTGCTCCAACATCTGATCCATAGAATGGATATATATCAACTGCATAATTTAAATTATTAGCCTCTGCTAAATTTACAAGGTCAGTTACCATATTATAATCATATTTCACAAAAAGAAAATCATTAATACAAATAACACATTATTTAGTATATTACTAACTTTACCAAAAATCAAAGAAAAATACTTTATAACATTTTATAAGTAGTATTTGACGAATTTTTGACGTCAAAAAGAAAGGATATCGTAATAGATATCTTCTTTTTGCGTTAGCACATATTTTAATAATTCGTTATTATCAATTCATTATACTTTCCTCTTGCTTTAGCTTCTTTTGATACAGAATAATTTACTTGGACTTCTTTTATATTAAACTCTTTATATAATTCTCTTGATAAAGGATGATCATTTATTGTTAATAAAAACTTACCTTTTAAACTTTTGAGCTTGTCTGATAATTCTTTGTGTTCTTCTTCTTTAAAATTATTTCCATAACCACATGTTTCAATATATGGAGGATCACAAAAGAAAAAGCTATGTTCCCTATCATATTTATCAATTATTTTTTCAAAACTTAAATTCTCTACATATGTATTTTTAAGTCTATCTCTTAACTTTAAGAGTATATCCTTAGAAAATATTTGTTGTCCTGGTCTAGTTGTTGTTCCATATCCATAATTATTACCTTTTCCACCAAAACTTTGTGTGATTAAATATAAGAATCTTATTGCTCTATGGATTTCTGTCATATACTCTAATGTACAATTTTTATATTCTTCAAATATATCTCGTCCGCTAAACTCATATTCTAGTAATCTATCTATTTCCGGAGCATGGTACTTTATAGTTCTAAATAAATTTATTAGTTCTTTGTCTATATCATTTACAACTTCTATTTTGCTCGGTTCTTTACCGAAATAAACCCATCCTGCTCCAAAAAATAACTCTATATAGCAAACATGTTCTGGAATCATTCCTAATATGGTTTTTCTTAATTTTGATTTTCCCCCAACTCTACATATAGGTGGATTTAACATATGATCACCTTCTTTAAAAATACTTTCATATATATATTATCGAACATATGTTCTTATGTAAAGTAATTTTTTTATCCTAAAATAAAAAAAGATGTCTAAATTAATAAACATCCTTTTTATTTTGCTCGATATCTTACTTCTATTGTCATAAAAAATTAAATAAAGATAATTTTAAAGTCCTTTTTCGTAGCTTTCTACCATTCTCTTAACCATTTCTCCACCAACGCTACCATTTTGCTTTGATGTAAGATCTCCTTTGTATCCTTCAGCATAATTTTGTAGTCCTAATTCAGATGCAACCTCTGTTTTAAATTTGTTTAATCCAGCCTTTGCTTCTGGTACTAAAGTTTTGTTACTATTATATGATGACATAATAACTACCTCCTTAATATTTGAATTATTTTCTACACTAATATCTTATCCAAAGCAAAACTTAATACACTATAGAATTATTGACATTTATAGCATTCTTAGTTGTAAATAGTTCTGTATAATCAATAAAAGAATTTTTTGTAAAGAAAAAGTAGTAAGTAAAATTTCTCTTGCCTACTACCTCTTTTTTAAAACTTAGTAACATTTTACACTACGCTATAACTTTTTTTATATATTTTTGAATTCCCATAGAACAATATATGTTTATATTTCAAGAAAATAGTAGCTAATATAAAAAAGAAAATATCTAAACTATTAAACACGACTATTGCATGCTGTAGTTTATTATCAGTTCCAGAAAGTGCTAATACTTGGCATCTAATTACTAATGGAGATATTAGTAATCAAAATTGGTATATTATAAATCACTAATGATATATAATTAAGTCACAATAGTATTTTAAAAATGGAATTGGTACTATCTTAATGATGCTGATCATATGTTTCATGATTGTTATGTATCACAAGATAGTGTGGATTTCAAATGTTGGTTAAATTCTGATGGATCATTATATACAAATCATAATTATGGTAATGAATACTCTAGATATGATAAATAATAAACCAGTAATTTAAATATTCCTAACTTACTGGATTTTAATTCTATTCCAAATTTATTTAGTCTATTACATTTATACAGCAATTATACAATCTCATAAAAACATAGTTCTTATAATTTTTTTAATCTTCCTGCTAAATGATCTAACCAAAGAGTAGCTTGTCCTTTTAGCTAAGGTTATTATATATGACACTTTATTGATGAATTAGCATATCTTAATTTACTTTAAGTTTTTAAAATTTAATCAATGCTTTTCTTTTTAAACAAATACTATTTTTTATGTATTCAAAAAATATCAAGAACATTCTCAGTATTTTATTCTTGATAATTATTTATTATCAACTCTATTATATCATCCCCTATATATTACTTCTATTAATTTTTACATATTACAAAAATTATGTTTAAACCACTTTATTTTTGTTAAATCATCTACATCTATGATAATTTCAAACTCCACTTTTCAAATTTCTTCAACACTTTTTCTTGAGTTAATGTATCTTCCATTTCCTTTGATTTTCGATTTATATCTGATATCATTTCTTTCCTTTTTTCTTTTCCTATCAATTTATCTAATACTTGTGTCATATTTATAAAAGATAATCCTTTAAAAATAAATTCATCTTTATATTTATTTATAAATTTTAAATCATTTGTTATAAATTTTCTTATTTCTAGATTAGCTGCATAAATTGCACTAATAAACTCGCCACTATCAGGACACATATTCCCTAATAATAAACAATCTTCTATTAACTTGTATTGATTTAAGGAAGCATTCATAACCAATATTCTATCTTCTGTAAAATATTCAGCTTTATTTATTACATTTATATTTTTATTACTTTTAACATTTTGTACTAAATAGCTATATTTTATATTTCCATCAACTTTTCTCTCCAACTCCATGAGTACATTATCTGCAATAAAAATTTTTTTATTATAATCTACAAACTCTTCAATAATTTCACTTAATCCAAAATTAATTAAAATATTAGTATCACATATAGGTATGTTCTTTTCACTATCACTTAAAGCTACCATTTTATATCTGCCCCCTTCTCATCTAAAAATTCAACTATTTTATTTCCTTTTTCTAAGCTTATTCTGTTACTTATAATGTTTTCTCTTAAATTATTAATAAATAAGCTAGGAACACAAAAATCATTAGTTGGCGATATAAGTTGTAAATCAAACCCTAATCTAAGTACTTCTTCTTCATATTTAATTCTATTTTTGACAGCGTTAATATTATAAGTAAAATACTTTTTATTTTTATACATTTCAGCTAACCTAGTTTTAAGTGATCCAAAACTAACATTAAATTTATACTGAATTTTGATTAATTCTTCTTCATTTAGGTTCTTTTCACTTCCACATAACTCTCTAATATATCCGTCTAATTCTTCTTTATCTAATAACATACAACTAGCAAAATATTCAGCTTCTTCTTCTGCTGGAGATTTATCTCCCTTTTTACTTATTCTTACTTCATTTATATCATCAATACAATGATAAAATTCGTGCCAACATGAATAATTTTGTCTACCAAGTACATCTGAACTATTTATATAAATGCATCTAAAATCACCTTTTTTCAGAGTAAATCCTTGTATTTCTTTATCATTTTTAAATCTAATAATTATATATTTATCTATCAAGCTTATAACTTTAAATGGATCACTAAAATCACTTACATTAAGCTCTTCTCGTAATTTCTTCTTAATACTTTTTGCAATTTTCTCAATTTTTTCTTTTCTATCATCAGTCATAATTCTACCCTCTCAATTTTGAATTAATTATTATCTCTTCAAAAATATTATTAGCAAATTCTATTAATTCTTCAACTTCTCCCTCTTCCTTTAATCCTCTAAACTGCGGTATTAATGATCCATTTTCAATTTCTGTAAGATCTTTTATACTTTTATTTAACATGAAACTAATAACTTTATACATTTCAAAAGTAAGAATTTTAGGTTTTTTTAAAATATTTTTTATTAATTCTTCACTTGTTTTATAATGTTCAGCACACTCTTTAATATTACTATGCTTATCTACTATTTCTTTTACTTGTTTTACCAATTCATAACTTGTATATTTCACTCTTTGATGACAAACTGAAAATTTGTTTGACATTTATTCCACCTCTTTATTATTTATATATTCTAATAAATTACTAAATATATATTCATATCTTAAATCTAATGTTCTAATTTTATTATCTATAATAAATCTATAATTAAAATAAATATTATTATTTGGACACTCCATTTTTATTTTTTTCAATCTATTACATCTATTATCATAATATTTTATACTCTTTGCTAGTTTATTTTTTCTTTCTTTATAAAATACTTCTAAGAAAGCATTCTCTCTCTTAATATTAATAGACATATATCCAATATCATTATTTGTTATAATATCAAAATCATCAAATTTATATTTTATCTCATCCAATTTAGAATATAATTTATTTAAATAATAATGCAGTTTTAACTTATATAGATCTCTTTTATTTTCTCCATTAATTATATCATCAATTAATTGTATTGAATTCTTTAGTATATCCTTACTCAAAACATTTTCTTCTATTATATTTCCTGACATATATTTTAATCCTTTTATTCCACCTAATATCATATAAGCTATATAACTTTTTCCTATATTTTTTTCTTTAATAAATAATACAAATTCTTTTGTACTATCATATTTAACAAACACCGCATATATATTTTTAATAACATCATTTTTTATAGAATCTACATTAATACTATAGTCTTCTTTTACCATTCTTCTATACAATAATTCATAATCTTTTTCAATTTGAAAATAATTCTTATTTTTATCTAAATATTTAAGTAACATTTGTATCTTTTTTTTCTCATCTTCTATAACACTTAATTTATTAACTATATAATTTATTACTCTTTCAAATAATTCAAGATCTTTCAATGATAGATTTAATAAATAATTATTAAATCTTATATAGTTATAGTCTATATCCTTTATTAAAATATTTTTATAATCAAAGTTATTTAAAGTACTTTCTATTTGTTTCCTAAATACATTTTTAGCATCAGTTAATGAATTATATAACTTTCTGTTTAATTCATTTCTATTTCGTAAATCACTTATAATATTATTAATTATGCTATATTCTTGATAAACTTTCGCACAATTATTTAAAACATATTTATTTATTATCTGCTTCTGTGTGAGCATACCATAAACTATACCTTTAATAGCTAAAATTCTATTAAATAGTATTTGATTTTGTTGTCTAATTATTTCTATATTATTTTTACTATTAATTATTTCTAATACATTTCTATTTTTCCAATTACAAATTTTAAAATTATTTTCTATATACTCATATTTAACTTTTATTTCTTTTATATATTTTAAATTATTCAATATTTTATTTTTTAAACTTTCATTTAGAAAATAAAATATTATTATTCTATTTTCTAAGTTTAAAATTTTATTAAGTCTATAACATTCTTTATCTATTTCTATTAATTCACATTTTTCATTATATGTAATTTTTATTTTAACAACAACCTCATCTTCATTTATTGAAGGTGGTACTGAATAAACAAAATAATCATTTATATTTATAGTTAAACTACTCAATATATCATATATATTATCTTTATTAATTTTATAGTATATGTACATTTCTTATTACCTTCTTTCAAATTTATAATACTTACTATTTACACCATTTAAAAATGGTGATTTAAAATTCTTTATATATGATAATATTAACGTTTTTGAAGCTCTAGTACAAGCTACATATAAAGCTTCCTTTAAATTTAAATTTGTTGAATCATCTTCATCAACATCACATTGTGGAATAAAAACCCTTTCAAATTCTAACCCTTTTGAACTATGATATGTTATTATCTTAGGATTATCATTTGTAAAATCTAATTTCATTTCATCTTTTATTTTATAATCGCATATGCAACCTTTTTTCCTTAATTCATCATAAACGATTTGAGCCCTCTCATTATTTCTTACTAATATCCCAACATCCTTCCAGCTTTCATTCTTTATTGTATCTGCAATATATCTCATTTCACTATCTATGTTTTCAAATTGAATAATCTTTGGAGTATTTTCATCTCCCCCTTCTTCAATACACAGATTTGAAATATCTCCATGATTATCTTTTATTAACTCAGAAAAAAAAGCAATCTTTTTAGGAAATCTATATGTCTTTTCTAATTTAAAAAGTTTAATATCTGAATCTATTAAATTTTTCACTATATCTTTTTTATCAGTTTTCTTAGGATAAATTTGTTGTAAATCATCACCAAATAAAAAACACCCTTTTTTTGCTATGTTACGACAATGTTCAATATTTTTCAAATTAAAATCTTGAACCTCATCAATTATTATATAATCTATATCTTCAGAAATATCTTCCTTTTGAAATTCATATCCACATAAAATATAGTTCTTTATATTCTTTATATCTACTTTTTTAAGTTTTCCTATTATAAATTCACTTAATGCTTTAGTATAAATTATTATTCGAAACTTTTCTTTATTATTATATAGCTCCATAGCTTTAATCATTGCTATCATACTCTTACCACTTCCGGCTGGACCATTAACCAAATATTCATCTAGTGAGCTACCTAATATATCAAGTTGCTTTTTATCACAATCTCTAATAGTTATTTGTATTACTTTCTCCATCTCTAGCAATTGACTTTCTTTTTCTCTATTCTCTTCCTCATTTATTTCATTTTCAATATCACTTAAATTAAACACATTATCCTCCATATAAAATAGTTATTACTCATTAAATATAATATTTTTATTATTAAACAAGCTTTATTATAAAATAATAATAAACATCTAAATTTATATTTGTAAACCTTTTTGACAAATACTCTATTTTATTTTTATTTTTCGACAAATTTTATATTAATCCTAGTTATTTAATTAATTGAAAGAATATACTAAATTTGTCCTAATCATTTAATTTTTATCTCATTTAACTCCACTAGTATTGTTATAAAGTTTGTTCAAAAAAATAATGCAACACATAAAAAATTAATCTTACATGCTGCCTTTTAGAAAAAAGTATTACAAATCTTTATTTTTTACATATTTATTTATTGAAGTAATATCGAAAACATATCCAAGAACTTTGCTTCTACCAGTTTCATTAAGTTTTAAAAATGCCTTATGTAAATCAACTATATCAGCATCTATTTCTTCTTTTTGATCTTGAGATAATAAATACTCTTCATCCCATCCCATAAGTTTATAAGGCTGTATTTCAAGCCCTCTAGCTAAAATTTCAAATCTATCTACTGGAATTCTATTTATTGCACCAGTTTCATATCTTTGAAGAGTAGATGAACCTAAACCTGTTCTTTTAGATAAATCCTCATATGACAAATTTAATTCTTCACGTCTTTTCTTCATACGTGCAATTATTCCTTTCATTTTTGGACTATAACTCATACGCACTCTCTCCTCAGTCTATCATTTTATACAATATATAACTCATTTCATATACCAAATCTAATCATTAATCCTTGTACAAAACTAATTATAAAAGTTAATACAATAGGTAAATCAGTTAGTAATGATATTATTGATATTTTTTTGCTTAACTTCTTTTGAATTAACATAACAATTCCTAATATAAAACTAATCCATGATAATACATATCCACAAATTAAAACAATTATATATGTATATTCACTCATAAATGAATATTTTGAATTAGGATTACTAAAATCAATTGGGAAAATAATATAATGAAATGTTGCCTCAATTAAACAAATTACTGTTAGTATGATAATTACCAACGAAATTTTCTCTAGTACTGTTTTATTTTTAAAATTCAAAGTTTATCCCCCCTTATTTTTTCGCAACAATCCATATTATAACATATTTGTATAAAAAAATAAAAAAACAAGCCAGCAAATTAGAAATTAATCTAACCTACTGGCTTATTTAAGTTAAAGCTATATCTGTGCAATCTAGCCTTACATATTATATAATTATTATATTTTTGTAGCAATACCTTCTGAATCAAATTTATATCCATAAAGTACTGTATTATGAACCATAACACCATTAGAATACATTAAATAATCTTTTCCATTATCTTTTATCCAGCCTGTCTGCATAGCTCCTGAATTATCAAAATAGTACCAATTATTATCTATCTTCTGCCAACCTACTTGCATTGCTCCATCTTCATTAAAATAATACCATTTGTTATCAGTTAATACCCACCCAGTTTTCATAGTTCCATCATTACTATCACCTAAGTAATACCAATTTCCTCCACAGCTATATTGCCACGAATAAAGCATATACCCTTGAGCATTGAATAAGTACCACTTATTATTTATTTTCTCCCATCCATTAGATGTATAACTACCATCTATATGTTTGTACCACCAACCAGTATTATCAAGTATCCATTCACCTTTTGTAGTACAAACAACTTCTCCTGTTAACCCTAATACTATTTCTGTAGCAATTACTTCTGGTCCAAGTGTATTATATAAATTCACATCTGTGCTATCTACAAAGCATATTTCTATAAGCATAGCTGTTGCCTTTGGCCTTTTAACCATAGCCAAACTTAAGCCATCTTTTATTCCTCTGTTTCTAAATCCTAAGTTTGCAATATTATTTAATACATCTCTTGCCTGTGGTACTTCTTTAGCACCATATGTAAATACTTCTGTTCCAATTCCACCACCTGCATTAGCATGTATACTTACGCACATATCTACATTGTAATAATCTGCTTTAGTATAACGTTGATATAAGCTATCTTGAACGCTAGTGGCACTGTCTGGTCTTAATTCAATAACACTATGTCCTAATGCTTTTAATTTGCTTATAACAAAACTTCCTACAGAATTAATTATTGTTTCTTCTGCAATATTTCCTACTGCTCCACGATCTTTACCTACTCCATGTCCTAAATCTATTCCAAATTTCATATATAACACTTCCTTATTAAATTTATATTATATAATGTGAAAGAGTAACCTAACTGGCTACTCCTTTAATTAATCATTTTTGCTTAACTGCTTTGCTGTCTGGTTAATTCCTACAGATATTCCCCAACAGCATATCCCCTGTAATATGCCATTAACAATTACATCTAAAGCTACTTTATATTGAGCATTTATTATACTTAGTAACACAGCAAAAGTAATTCCAAAAAGCATAAGAATTATAGTAATATACTTATCTGGTACACTATTTAAATTCTTAAGAAATACTCCCACAACATAAATGCATGCAATTAAAATTGCTAAGTGACTTGGCACATACTCCATTAAATTCATTTCCATTTTGCATTCCTCATTTCTATTATTTTATTAAGGCAAACATTATGCCTATTAATCCTGTTATTACTCCACCTATTGCAGTTCTAGAAATCCACTTAATTGTATCCTCTAAGTCTGCAATTCTGTAATTTGCTACTTTAATTTTTTCATCCCAGTTTTCTGTATTTTTTTCTAGCAGTATTTCAATTCTTACTAGCCTTTCTTTAATTTCTTGTATAGTTTCCTGCTCATTCATATGTCACCTTCCTTTTCATATTTCCACCCGTTTGGATATTTTAAAGCAAAGAAAAAAGACCTTTACAGATCTTTTACTTATTATTTATAAATGAAAAACATATACATTGATTTTAGTTCAATAATTAATATATATTTTTCAAACTTTTATTTTGAAAAAATCAATGAAATTTCGCCTTCAGCTATAATTACTATAGAATCATTATTTTCAATTGGAATTTTACAAGTTGAAGTTTGTTGATTAGTTAACTTTTGAGAAAATTTTATATTATACTGTGCATCCAAAATGATTATATGATTTATTGTATTTTCACTTGTACATTCAGCCACAACATTATGACCAGAACAACTACTCATTTTGTATACTCCTTGTTTATATTCGTGGGATATAGGGGGTATTGCTAACACTGCAAATGTTGTTAAATATAAAAATAGTATACACAATATAATAATTTTCAAGTATCGCATAATTCATTCTTCTTTCTAAACTTTTATAATTTTAGTATTATCATTTCATACATTAAATATTACAATTATAAAAACAAGTTAAATAGTAGTTTCTTTATTATCTTTCATTTTCAAATACTAAAAATCATTAATTTTTCTCATAATAAAAGCACCTACATTTCTGTAAGTGCTTATTTAAAAACTATTTTATTATCTTATTTCAAATGCAACTATTTTATCATGTATTAAATATTCAACATTACCTTTTGCATTAGTTATCTTATAAAATGGCTTTTCTGTCTTATCTAAATCTCTATTTTGGTACCACTTTATAAAATCAGATGTATTAAGATTTTGTGCTTGTTTTATATTGCCATCTACCATTTCTATGTATAGACTTCCATTGTCTGATGGTTCTACCGGTGTTTCTTCCTTTGTAACATTAACTATACACTCAGCTTTTATATCTGTTCCATCTATTGTTGCTGTTACTGTGCAAGTTCCTTCTTTAATGCCTGTTACCTTACCAGTTTGATCTACTGTTGCAATTGTTTCATCAGAACTCAACCATTCCACATCTAAAGCTGCTGGTGTAGTTGTTGCTGTTATTTTTTGTGAACTTGCTTCTTTTAAAGTTAAAGATTGTTTATCTAACGATATTAATTCAGTATATGGTAATAACTCACCATCTTCATCTATATCTATAGCATCCAAAACTAAACCTATCTTATAATTTATATCTTTTTGTATTATTTCTACAGTATGATTAGTATTTTCTAAGTTGTCTTTGGTAAATACTAAAGTTTGATATTGTTCATTACTTTGTATATTAAATTGATGTTCTATTCCATCTATTCGTATATAACTATTTTCCGGATATTCTTGGAATAATGTGGATATGATTCTTATCTTACTTCCTCTAAAATTAAAGTTGATATGTTCAGGTTTATAATTATTGCTAACCTGATGCCATGTGTGATTATAAGAGCTAATATGATTATCTCCATACTTAAAATCACTACTATAAATTATATTTGAATTAAAATCATCATATCTCTTCCAACCTTTTTCGGGATGTTCAAGTATATCTCCCACTTTAGCACTATTTTCTGATGTATTATTAAGATTATTCCTTCCTATCTCAAAATTATCATCTGCAAAAGCTTCTATGCTATATGTTCCCATTATTCCTAACACCATAACAAACATTATAATCATCTTTTTAAAACAATTTTTCATTTTTATTTCCCCTTTGTTACTTTTTCGAACATGTTCAATGACCATTTTATTATAACATCCATAAAAACCCAAGAAAATTCGTAATACAAATTCTTTTATATTTAAGAATTTTAGTAAATTTTTACCATTTTAAATATAATATATTTTAAACCCTTTCTTTTTATTGCAATAAAAAAACACCTTTATTGGTGCTAATCTATTACTGTAATCATCTATTCTTTCTACACGCCTTATACATATTAAGTAGTAGATTCTTCTTGTTTATTATCCTCTGTAGCAGTTACTTTATATTTTTCTTCTACAAGCTGCATTAACTTCGTATATTCTTCTTGAGTGAGAACATTAAATGCAAAGAATACATTGAGCTTCTGTTCTACTTCTTCCTTTGTTGAATAATATTTGTTGTTAATTAAGTTTTCTAAAATTTTAATCATTTTACATCTTCCTCTCTATTTTAATAAATTGTTATAAGTTACATCTACTACAACAGCCTGTGTTTTTAACAATTCCTGCTTTGTATTTTCTAATTCTTTATTCTTAGATTCTAATTCTCTCTTAAGTTGCTCTTTTTCTTCTGTAGTTGCTTGTCTATCTACTGTTATACATTTACCTGTAGATATAGCTACTCCAATAATTTCTTTATTATCTGCTACATCTTCTACAATACAAGAGTATTGCTCTGTAGCATTTGTCTGTGTAAAAACTAAATTTCCTTTTAAATCATAAACTATTAATGTTTTCATTTAATTTTCTCCTTTATCCAAAAGCATACCATCTAACTGGTATTGTATTAGGTTTCCAGTATGGTTTACTTGTTGTACCAAAATTAGATTGGTCTTCTGAATTAGTTAAATTATCCTCATGTTCTCCACGACTAACTACTAATACATTAGTTTTATTAAAAGATGTAATATCTCCAGTATTAACACCACTACGGTAATTATTACTAGAACTTGTAGAACCATAACTTACCATCCAATCTCCAGAAGTTCTTTTATTATTATATAAATCATAAACTGCTGTCTGCCATTTTTCTTCTCCTTGATAACCACCAGTAGCTGTTTTAACTCTAAAAGTAAGAACTAATATTTTAATATCAAAATTGCATTGTGATAGGTCTATACTAACTTTTTGATAAGTAATAGATGAACCATTGATTGTATTCTCTACTGGTGCATTAAAAGAACCACTTCTAAAATTTGCTCCACCCATACTTTGTACTGTAGCATTACCTGTTCTAAGTATTCCGTCTCTCCAATAGGTATATCCATTTAATACTTTAGTATCATCTGCTGTCGCTCCACCCGTTTGACTTGCTAAACTATTAGCTATAATTTGTCCACCAGCATAATAACCTTCCTGTAAATTAACAACTCCTCCACAATTTAAATTAGATGTCGGTGCACCTCGATTAACCATAGCACCATCTACTCGTCCATTATCACCTTCTCCATAATAACCAGCTAATAAATACTTAGGGATTAAGTTTCCACCACCCCCTTTACCCTGTAATATAAAATCCGAGCCATTATGAAAGAGATTATACGGAATATTAGCTTTCATATTTGTAACTACATTTCCATTACTGTCCTTAATAGCCACTGCTCCAGAATTATTTAAGTTTAAACTACAATTACCATTACTTGCTGTTCCAACAAATAGCGTACATCTTGTACCCTTTCCTACTGCTTTTATTCTTGCACTTTCTCCTATATAAGCATTTGTTCCTGTTGCTTCTACTATCGGATAACTATCACTTGTCAAATCATTCAATCTTGTAGAAAGTGTTTCAATCTTTTTATTAATTTTAGATTCTAAATCATACAAATTTTGCAAACTTGCCAATGTCACTAATGGATCTATTTTTAGATTTATAGTGGCTGCATTACTAACCTCAAAAATTAATTCTATAGTTAGGTCATCTGTACTGCCTTCATCCATAGTTGGCTTATAACTTTCAGGATATTTGCTTATGGCCAATAAATTATCCTCTTCGTCAAACAAACCGCACTCTCTTATATAAAAACCCCCTTCTCCAGGAGGAATCATAGTTTGTACAACAATCCAATTAGGATTTTTTTCTCCTCCAGTAAGTACATTATTTACATTTCCTTCCCAAACTTTATGCACTAAATTAGTTTGAGATTCACTTGGTTCATAATAATTTCCGTTACCATCACCGACTTTTAATTTTGAGAAGTCAACCTTTTTCCCTAATACTGCAGCATTAGCAATTTTAGCTTTTCCTATATTGGTAACTAATGTATATAGATCCAATAAAATCACTCCTTTTCTTTTTTAGGATAAACTCTTATATGATGCGAACCTTTAATTATAGGTCCTGCAATACTAACTTTACCTTTACTACTTAATTTCTTTGTTTTCCATGGATACACTGTTACTTTACGTCCAGATATACATGTAGCACCTACAAATACTTTACTTTTTGTTTTTGAAATAAGCTTATAATTAACTCTTAAATGCGCTGGAGATATTTCATCAATTATTTTATATAAATAATCAAAAGATTTAGAAAAACCATTGTAAGAACTAAGTAATAGATTAAAATAATAATCTGAATCATGTCTATCAATATAAGCTTCACATTTACCAAATGCTTCTGCTGTATTTTTTAACATATACGTGTCAGATGTTCCGCGTCCTCTTTTAGCTCCTTTAATTCTATGTCTCCGTTCCTCTAAAGATAAACTAGGATTAAATTCTATTCCATATTTTATTTCATGTAATATCAATCCCCATGTTGCAGTATCAATATTAAACTGATTTAGTACATCTTGTATTTCTAAATTAAATCTTGCTAATTCCCTTAATTGTGCTCTATATACTGATGATATTTCCTTTATCTCAATAAGAAAATCTGGTATATATTGAGTTAGATTGCCATAATACCTTTCGAATATATCTTCACTAATTTCAATATCATGCATTACAGTACTACCTCAATTTCAACAGTACCAGTCACTGCAATTTCTTCATTAGATAGATTCGCATTTTCGGCACTACCATTTAATTTTAAATCTGAATAATCTACAACTCCATCTGTATCCAAAAGTACATTTCCTATTCTTGCAAGTGATATATACGTTGTACTATCAAAGCTTAGTTCACTTAAATATTGACTTAATACCTTTTTGAAATTATTCTGTACAATATCTTTTGTGTATCCAGTCATCAAAATTACATTTGCAGTAATATCTATTTCTTTTTCGATACATGATACTACAGTTACAGTTGAGCCTATTGGAGCCTGACCTCTTCCTTCACCTTCAGGGTATGGATCAAGGTGATTTTTAACATATTTAATTAATTCATCTGAAGCTGCTTTGTTTTCATCTGCTACTATTATTACCTTTACAGTTCCATTTCCATCTCTACCATTATTCTTATCCCATAGTGGAACAACTTTGCATGATTTCACCCCAATACATTCTTTTGACCATTTTTTATAGTGTGCTATATTACCACTTGTAGGTGGATTTTGTGCATTTTCTAAAATTCTGTATAGATAATCTTCATCTGATTCATCATCTACACCATCTTTAACTATTTCAGTGTTAGTAATCTGCTTAATTCCATTTAAATTCTTTGTAAGCACTGTTATTTTACCTTGAGCTACATTACCTAATTTTCCTGTTTTTAAACATTCAGCCACAGTTGTCGCTATCCCAGTAGAATCAATAGTAACGGTTTTTAATATTAAAAACTCTATAGCTTCATTATCTTCATCTGCTACAGTTGAAACTTTCCTTCCAGCACTTACTATTGTTCCTTCAACACCTACAAATAAAATTTTCTGTATTGATGCTTCTCCTGATTTTCTTGGTATTCCATCTGCCTCTCCTTTAAGATCCAAAAACTTTCCTGTAGCTGTTTGTACTATTCCTAATTTTAATACCTGCAATAATGCAACCTTTTTTGCTTTTGCTATCTCTTCAGCACAAGGCCTTGTAGTACTCCAAAATATATCTCCTTCAATAGTGCTTATATCTTTAGGTGCTTCATCTATCATTCTTTTATGTATATCGTCTGCAGTTTCTTTAAAATATTCAGGAAGATAGTTATCAATTGATATTGTCATTAATAATCACCACACCTTCTGTGTATTTTTCAATATTTTACTTTGTCCATTAACCGGATTAACCCTGTATTTATAGTAAACTTCTCCATTTTTCCAAGTAAAAGAAAAAGAATCAACACTTTTTGTATTTGGATGTACCATTAATGCTTCCTGTGTGATTCTTACAAGCTCCATTTCCGTAGCCTCTTTATTTAATTCCTTATTCAATTCTTCTCTACCAAACCTATAAGTATATGCCTTAAATCTATTTCTTATTGTCATTATAGCAAGTTGACACCATTGTATATAAGCATCATAACTATTTAATATTTTTACAGTTCCATCTGGATTCTTTATAAATGTCATTGTTTCAAAATCTATAGCATATGACCCTTTTAATTCAAATGTAGAATTTTCTTTTATAGTTACAGATTCAATACTATTTGTAGGAAATAAATTAGCCATTAGAAATCCTCCCAACAATAACAGCATTAATACCCATAACTGCAACTAACACTCTATCTCCTACCTTTATAGCCAATTGATTACTAGGTGTTTTTATTGTATGTGTATGTGATTCTGTACCACTAGCTGATTCTGTTGTAATGTTATCAGTATTTTTTAAATTATCCAAAATCCAATAATCACCTTTAGGATATTCTTGCTTTATTCCATCTACTAGTAATCCACTTTCAGTTACAGTTGCTAACGCCATACCAGTTCCATAATTGGATGCTGCTATTGATTGATTTGTATTTCCATGTACTACTCTTGCAATTTCATTATAAATATCATTTGGCATAAAATTTCCTCCTTATATCATCTAAAGTAGACATAGCATTCATTGTCATGCTATCTGCATCACCTAAATTATGTGTGATTTCAGTTACATAATAGAATTTGTCATATAGAGATACTTTATCTCCTGCACGTATATCTGGAATATCTTTAACGCATTTAAAAGTCCATGTATCTTCACCTGTAGAAAACATAGAGTTTGCTTTATCCTGTCCTGTTGCATAATCAGTTACTTTACTATCTTGTACTATTTTTTGTATAGTTCCATAATCATCAGTTCCTTGTTTGAATACTCCTACTATAGGAGAAATTTCTGGGCTTTCTTCTTTACTTTTATTTTCTCCAAGCACCTTTACTTGAGTTACAACTCCATCTAATGTGTTTTTACGACTTGGATCATCGATAATTCCATCAAGTTTATATATAACTTCATTTGTGCCTAGTTCAATTAAATCAAGAGAAGTGCCCATTCTGTAGCAATACAACTTTCCACCCTTTTGAGCTGTTTCTTTAAGATCACTCCACATCATTGTATATAATGAATTTTTTCTTCTATCTTTAGATAATCCTATTCCTGTATCTGCAAAATTTCCTATTGGTATACTCCAATCATTGCATATGTTAGTAGCTCTTTGAGTTGCTGTATGACCATCATATAACAATAATTCATCTTCTGATTCTTCCAAATAAACCGTTCTTTCTTTACATTCAAGTGATATTCTCATTGTCTTATCGCTTTCATTTGTTGTCCAAATCACGCCTGAAAAAATCTTCTTATTTTCTTTTGACCAAAATCCCTTATCGTAAAATTCTATAGAATCACCTTTTGTTAATCCTATTTTATTTGCAAGTGCATAATTTTTTAATATTTCAAAATTCATAGTATAAGAAATAGTGTCTATGGATTCTTTAAGTGATCCAGATAATGATAATCCTTCTATCTTATATTTATTTTTCAATACTAAATCCACAATAAATCACCACCTACGCTTTAGTAATAAAGCCACGATGTATCCAACCACCTGCAACTCCATAATATAGTTGAACCCACTCTCCCCATGAAGAATATACCGTATAAGTTTCTCCTTCGTATGCATATCCAAGTCCTGTACTATTTTGACTATCTTCTTCATATACAGTAGCAGTAATAACAATTTTTATTTTATCTCCATCAGAGTAAGTATCATCACCAAAATATCTATTACCATAATCAATTAGTCCACCTTGATATGAACTTTGTGAATTATCTATATATCCGATTAATAAGGGTTTGTGAGTTCTAAATGCTATACTGAAATATATATCTCCGACTTCTCCACCCCTTACTTCTGGTTCAAATTGACTTATATTTACTATCTCATTAATACTTAATTCTGCTATTATTAATCTAAGCTGAACTGTATCTAACTCTGCATCAACCCATTCATTAATTTTATTCATATATTGTTGCGGTGCCATTGTTGGCATACATACACAATAACTTTCATTATATTCAATAGGAAATAAAGAATTAAATGATGTTTCTCTTAAATTTTTTCCATATTGTTTTATATCAACTTCACCAACATTTAATACTTCTTCTGTCTTGTATCTTCTTTTTTTAGGTGCTGATATCTTTTCTAATGGATTAACTGGGAAGTGAATTGTTGTATTACTGAATTCTTCAATTAAATATATATCTATCTAAATCAGCTCCTTCCAAAACGCAAATCACTTGGAATTTTACAATAAAGAAAAGCACCTAGTATAAAACTAAGCGCTTTTAAAAATATATTATCATTATAATAATTATAACATTTTCACATTATTTATTTTCTCATGTTTTTCTCAAAATGTTATCATGATATACCCAATTTAAGTAATTGTTCTAACTGTTGTAAATTAGTTTTGGCGTATTGATTATTATCATCTAATTGAATCGCTTCATTAAAATAATCTTTAGCTTTAGAATACTCTTCCTTACCCTCATAATCTAATCCTAATACGTTGAATGCATTTGATTTAGATTTATCATCGTCTATACATTCCAAGTAACTATTAATATTACTTATGGATTCATCAAAACGCTGAAGTTTGCATAATACTACTCCAAATTCATAATAAGCACCTTCATATACAGATTCTTTTGTAACAGAATCATTTAATAGAGTAGCAGCTTTATTCAAATCTTGATCTTTACCACCTTTTCCATCTTCATATAATAATGCTACCCAAAATATCGCCTCTGATAATTTTTGTTGAGGATCATCCATTTCAGACTTATATACTTTCCACTCTCCCCCATCATCGACAACATATCGTGTATATTCATTGTCTATATCTTTATCTGAATAATTATTATGTATTTTTTCGGTAACATTATATTCAACTACATTTTTGAAATTTACTCCATCGATATCTTTTTCATTATACTGAGCTATCTTATCTAAAGAATAATCTTTCATCGGATTAAACTCCATTTGATATTTTTCTATTTCTTCATAATCTTCCTTAGCCCATTGACTTTGATTTATACTTGCCAAAACTTCATATGCATCATCAAACTTTTCTGACTTTATGTTGTCATAATAAGAACTTATAACTTCATTAGGATCACCCTTTGGTTTGCATCCCATAAAAAAACTACATATTATAAACATAGTTAATAATATAATTAAGTATTTACTAGTTCGCTTCATTGTTATTCCCCCCTTGCATAAATTATACCATAATATTCTATTTTTTGATATTTGTAAATGCATCTCTTAAATTCTGTCCAAATTGCTGCATAGCTTCATTAATCATTGCTTCTATATCTTGATTACCATTAACATTTATATTCATACCTCCAAAATTGAATTGATTTCCTTCACCTGCCATTGCTACTTGTGGTTGGTATACTTCTACCTTTTGCTTTGGTGTTTTTCTAGCTACTTCTTGTTGAACTGCCGCTCTCATATCGTTAACTGAATTCATATGATTTCTTATTTTAGTTCCTTTTTGTAGATTTACTAAAGGATTGTTGTTATATTGTCCAATTACTGGAACTGTTTTATCTGCAAGTTCCCATCCTCTTTCATCTACAGTACTTAATCCTGACTCTGAATAATGGGTACCATTTGCATTTTCTGATGGAATATAATTTGCTGCAGTACTATGATCATTAATTGCATCAGATGCTCTTGAGAACTTATCATCAAACCATTGAGTTATTTTTTTAAATATAGTTGTAATAGTAATTGTCTTTCCGTCTGCTTCATTAGCTTTAGTAATTACTCCAGTAATTTCTGATTTTGTTTCTTGTGCTGTTCCATTTGTTGTTACATCTGCTGCAGTAATTGGTGGTACTTGATTCAATTCTTCTCTAGTGTCTCCTATAGCTTCTATTGCTCCACTCGCATCAGCTTTTATATAAACTTGTGTTCCGTTTATTTGTGTCATTCCTGTTATTACTCCATCTGATTCTTTTTGAATATCCTGCATAGATGCAACAATAGCATTGCCCATTTTAAATTCACCTGTACTAGTATTTAATGTAGAATTTGAGATAACATCTATTGCATTAATTATTCCATCAGTTGAATTTGTGTATGATTCTCTCAAGATATCTAACTGTTTCTTTTGAACATTTGAATATGCAGCGCCTTTATTAGCTGTTTCATTATAAAATCCTGTTATTTCCTTTGAATAGTCATCTACTGCAATAGTTACATTCTCCCATTGTTTTGTTAAATCATTAAATAATGTATAATTTCCTGATTCTTTTATATTTGAAGTTCCTATGTGTGAATTAATCATTTTTTGCATAGTATCCCTGTTATCTAACTCTGTACCATCTACTTTATCACCAGTATACTTATCTATACTACTAGCAGCTCCTGAATTCTGATCCATTATAATCTGATACATTGCTTGTTTCTCATTCCAATTAGAATCAGCATAAGAGCCTCTCGTATTTCTTAATTCATCTATACTCTTTTGTAATGATGATTTTTTACTTTCTTCAGTTGTTTCTGATAATGTTTTTTCTAAAACAGCAATATTTCCATCCAAATCAGCAATTTTATCTTTGTATACATCGTCAATATCTTTATAAGAACTTTTAAGCAATTCACTCGCACTATCTGTATCTGTAACCTTGCTAGCATCTGTTGTAAATTTAGACTGAGCATATGCTTGGTCATAGGTGTTTTTAGCATCTATAGCATCTAATTTAAGACTATTCATTTGATCAATATATCCTTTTATTTCTTCTAATTCACTAGATGCCAATTCTCTATTATCAGCATAGGCCTGTGATGTTATATCATATACTTTATCCCTGGCAACTTGAATTTTTTCTGTAACATTATCATAATATTCACCTATTGATGAAACTGCCGAATCATTTTCTGAACTGTAATCTCCATCCGCACTTAAAGCATCTTTTAAAACTTTTGTTTCAGAATTTTTCTTGTTTTCTAATGCATTAATAATATCATAGGCATAATCATTTATTCTGTTTGTTATTTTATTTTCTCTATCAGATGTTGAATAACCACTCATATCTATTTTTTTAATATTCATTAATAGTTCCGTTCCACTCTTTGCAGTCTCTCTTACTGCTTTTTTGAATGAATCTGATATTCCTTCTCCGAAATCCGTATACTTTACTCCTGATTCTTGTAATTCTTTTGCTGATTTATAAGCACTTCCTGTAAATTTATTTATTATTTTTTCCCCAATAGTCAACTCTTCTGTAGCTGTATCTATGCTCCTATTCATTAATGAGTTATAGCTCATTACTCCATACGCTGTTGCTGCAACACCTGCTGTAATTGCTAATCCCGCTGGACTAAATAAAGCTGGTAATATTTTTGCTGCCAATCCTACTTTGCTTATTCCTCCTGCTGCCTCTGTAGCATCTTTAGCTACATTTGCACCTTTGAATAATGATACTAAATTAGATATTCCACTTATTGAATTACCAATTGAGCCAGCTATATTAAATCCAGCTATAGATGTTACAACAGTACCAATTGCTATCGCAGTTTCTTTTATATCTTCTGTGTGATTAGATAAATAATCTACTGCATTAACTATACCATCTGTTATATCTGGTATCTTTCCAGTAAACCATGTTACAAACTGTTTTGCATATGGTGCTAGTCTTTCTCCTAAAGCAATGTTCATACCTTCAACAGCAGATTTAAGAATAGTCCATTGACCACTTAAAGAATCTAATTTTGTATCTGCCATTTTCTTAGCAGCTCCATCTGCTCCATATATTGCAGTAGTTAATTTATCATAATCAGATGCACCTGCATTAATTATTGCAAGCATTCCAGACATTGCTTCTTTTCCAAATAAATCACTTGCAGCAGCCGCTTGTGTAGCTGTATCAAGACCACCCATTTTCTCTCTAAGCATATCCATTACACCTTTAAGCGACTTCATATTTCCTTCACTATCAGTTAGTGATAATTTATATTTTTCCATTACTGCCGCCATAGTTTTTGTAGGTGATACCATATTAACTATAGCATTCTTAAGTGAAGTACCTCCCATTGACCCCTTTACACCTGCATTTGCCATTAATCCTAATGCAATACTTGTATCCTCAATACTGTACTTCATAGCTCCCATTGTAGCACCAACATATTTAAATGATTCTCCTAAAAGTCCTATATTAGTATTCGCATTAGCACTCGCCTGTGCCATTACATCCGATAAATGATTAGTATCACTTGCTTTCATTCCAAATGCTGTTATAGCATCTGAAATAATATCACTTGTACTTGCTAAATCTTCACCTGAAGCTGCAGCTGCATTTAATAAACCTGGCATAGCTGAAATGATATCATTGGTTTTATATCCTGCCATTGCAAGATAATTCATTCCTTGGCTTACTTCTACTGCTGAAAAAGAAGTAGTCGCTCCTAAATTTTTGGCTGTATTAGTAAGTTTACTTAAATCCGCTTCTGTAGCTTGACTTGTAGCCTGTACAGTTTTCATGCCATATTCAAAATTACTAAATGTATTAATTGCTGTAGTAGCACCAAATCCCCCCATAGCGAGGGTACCTGCCAGAGCTATGGATATTACCTTTTTTGTTCCTGCCTTTAGCCATGAAGTAAGCTTATTATTTGCTTTTTCAATAACACTACTAGCTTTATCTTCTGCATCAACTTTAATCTTTGCTTCTTTATTGTTTAACTTCTCAGTAGCACTCTTTACTTTATTCAATCCAGAAGTAGCATTATCTTTAAGCTTTGCTGTAGGGCTTATGGTTTTATCTGATAGCTTCTTAGTTTTAGATTCTATCTTATCTAATGCTGAAGACATCTTGTCATTTAATTTAGCAGTAGGACTAGCAGTCTGATTCCCTAAATCCTTAAGCTTCTTTTTTGCTTTTTCTGCTGTTTCTTCTACTTTTTTAACTTTGTTAGATGATTCTTTATCTCCATTAACATTAATTTTTATATCTAATCTATAGATTTCTTTAGATGCTATTGCAATCACCTCCTACTTTCATATATAAAGAAAAAGGGTGCCTTTTACAGCACCCTATAATTATTACTTACTATTACGTTGTTTAACTTCAATAGCAGAGAATGCAAATAACAACTTTCTTGTCATATAATCTTTCTTCATCACATCATCCGGAGACATATTATGAAGAAGAAATAAATTATATAAAGCAGCTATTGATCCTCCACTACTTATTAGTTTTTTATATCATCTTCTGTAACCTCTACATCTTCCCCAAATCCACTTAATTGAAGAATAGATTCTACTAAAGCATTCTTTTCTCCAGCTAATAATTTCTTAATTATAAACTGCTTGCCTTCACTCATCTCGTATTTTGCAAGTAATTGAGTGTTATTCCAGTTGAAATTAGTAGTAGCTGCTATAATAACTCCAGCATCATATTCTGCATTATCTAATTTTTCTTCCCACACACCTCTAATTTTTCTTTTTCTAGTGCATTCTTTTCTTATTCTGCTTAATTCATCTCCTGTAAGACCTTTAAGTTCTAATTGTATTCCAATCCTTTCAAGCCTTGCTTTTCCTTTAGGTGCTTCAAATTCTTCGCCCATTAATTTTGCTAATATGTCCTCTTCCTTTGATGCTAATTGTGCTTGTTGTTCTTCATTTAATTTTTTCATTATAATATCTTCCTCTCTTATTCCAATTAATAAATAGAAAAGAGTAGGCATCTAATGCTCTACTCTACAACTTAATCAAAGTTTTAATCAGTTTGTACAATTTTATCAAGTAATTCATATCCATCAAATACAAATGGGTATTCATTTTCAATTACTTCTCCTGGTTTAAAGTTTATAAGACTAATCTTTGTTACTCTACAATTTTTAAGTCTTATTCTTTCATAGCCATATGCTTCAGGATCATCTAATTCAGAAATTATTTCAAATTTTTTGAATCCATTTTCTATCATTTTTGAAGTAACTTTAAATTCTTTAAGTGCACCAGTTCCCTTTTTAGCACCAGCTTTATGTCCTGTCCATTCAGATCCACAGGTTAAAAGTTCTTTCATGTCTATTTCTACATCTGCTGTTGTTTCACTTACCTGTGTCTGCCATTCACCATCAACAAAAATCTTTCCATATGTACCACTACATACTCTTGAAGCATCTAATTCTCCAGACATTTACTACACTTCCTTTCTTATTCAGCAATTATTCCTGTTCCATATACTCGCTTAAGTTTCTTGTAATGAGTGACTTGCCAAATCCAATACATTTCATCAGCTTCTGCAGTTGCCTGCTTTTCTTCATCAATTTTTACAACAAAATCATCTGCGATAATTCCATTGTTATTTAATGTTTCAAAATACTTTTTAAGTGAAGATAATGCAATAGTTCTTCCTGTATCATTACCATCAGCTTTTCCTGAAATCTCAAATCTTTTAGCAGAAGTATCTTCATTTACTGTTTTTAAGAATATAACAGTCTGTATTGTTCCAAATGCCTTGCCAGCTTCATCTTTGTAAGTCTTATATGTGTTTACATCATCAGAAACAACAACTCTTCCACCATCTTCATAAAGTACAATAGTACCATTTTTAATAGCTGATGTTATTTGAGTTTTTGATAATTTAGGCGTTACGGAATCAAATATTGTAGTTTCATTACTAATTGATTCTTTAAGGCCCTTCCCAATTGCTAATGCTGCAATATATACTAATACTTCTGCACTATTGTAAGTAGTGCCATTATAAGTAGCTGTACCTAGATATAAATTATTTACAAGATAATCATTATAATCATTAGATCTTTGGTTAGCATCATCTAGTGTTTCAGAATTATTTACTCCAGTTACAAAAATAAGAAATATATCTCCATTTTCCTTACACTGAGTATTCCATTTTTGGATAGCTGCTTGTAATGCAGAATCAGCATATCTATCTATAACAAAAGCATCTTTTTCATAACCTTCAAAGATAGCCATAGCATCTATATAATCTTGATTTGTTATTCCTGCAGTTCCATCATTACCACCAGTAAAATTCTTAGTAGCAACATTATCTAAAGTATTCGTAGTTGAGCTTACTTCACTTGTCTTAGCCCTAATATATGTGTTTGCTGTTGCATTATTTATTGTCTTTGCAATTTCTGCAAATGTTCCACTAACAGTAATATTGAATAACTGTTTTGATCCTTCATAAAGGATTATGTTTTTCTTATCTGAATCTGCAACATTAGTTTTTACTGTTACCTTAAAATCTCTAGTAGTTGGATATAGAGTTTCTAATGTAATAGCATTTAATGGAGATGAATCTGTTGTTTGAAGTACTAAAGAAGCTTTTGATGCACTTGAATCTGCCAGTCTATATAGCGATAATTCTTTAGGTTTCCCTAATAACGCAAGTTTCCCTAGTTTATAAGCTGTGTAATTGTCATCAGTTCCAAATGTTGCTTTAAGAGTATTTTCTACATCATTATTTATTAAAACTGGTTCTTTTATTGGTCCCCAGTTGGCTGTTACTGTTAAAGCTAATGTTCCTGTTGTACCATTTGCAATTGTAGCTTCAGCAGCAGTCTGGAATCTGTTATAAAAACCTGGTATTTCAGGTTTATTATCTGTTCCCCATGTTCCCTTTGCCATTATTTAACCTTCTTTCCTAAGAAATTTTTCACCATCTTATCTACTTCTATTTTTGTAAATTTCTCTCCTTTTGAGCAATTAGAAAAAGCACCTGCTAATACTATTTTTGTATAGCCAAGTGCTTTTGCATTTTCCATATATTCCTCTACAGAAAACTTTTCTTCATTTACTGTAGTTTTAATTGTAGATGTAGCTGTTTCTTTTGTGGTAACATCTTTATTTACATCAGCCATTATACAGCCTCCTTCCTATTTAATAATTCCCTTTCCAATAATGTTTTTTAATTTAGTCGTATTATCTTCTATCATTTTTCTTTTAAATAACTCAATAGTCAACTGACCCTTGGTTATCATATCTGCCTCTTTATCTTCAGTTATACTCTTAATAGTAAGATATCTCCTATTTTCAATATCATAAGGTATTTTCAAATCAGTAATTAAATGTTCCTCGATAGTATCAAGAATCTGTTCTATTTCAGATTTATTTTCACTTACCACATGACATATAAGAGTTTTTTCTTCTCTTATAACCCTGTTTGTTTCTCTCATCCTATCCTTATTAGTTACTCTCCATAAAATTGAAGGTACTTGAAAATTACTTTTCCAGTTATTAAGATATACAGGAATATCAATAATACTTTTACTATAATTACTTAAAGCATCAAGCCATTTATCTTTATTTTCTTCAGTGTCTTCATGTAATGCAATAATAGTAAATTTTAAACCTTTTGCTATTGCATTCCACTCTTCATCTACTATATCTTGTCCTATAATCCCATCAAATTTGCATGTAAAACTCTCGCCTGTTTTAGGATTAGTTATTACTTTTAAATTTAATGCTTTTATTGACTGCTCTGCTAATTTATCTAAACTCTTAAAAGAAAGTCTTTCATCATACAACCATATTTCAATACTTCTCTTAAATCCAACTACTTCCCCATTATCTGTATCGTCTTTTGCAACAACAACAGAATATGGCTTTTCTGTCTGCTTGTCTGGTACATTAGGTTCATAGCATCCTTTAAGTTCCGTAACTTCTTTGAGCAACTGATTTCTTATTGCTAGCCTCATATATTAATCACTCCAATACTTACCAACAGCTTCTATTATAAATTCTTTATTATTATTTAAAGTATCTTTTAATATTGGCATAGGCTTAATACCTTTTACACTCTTAGCAAAATGTCTTTCCCCATCAGTATCAACCCAACTTAATACTTTGCCTTTTACGGGAACTATCTTTTTACCAGTAGGTCCGTATATACCAGTACCTTTTTCAAGCCATTCTCCATATTCTGTACCATGTGCTAAATATACAGAATACTGGCTGCCACCACCTTCTACTCCACCATTTATTCCATTTCTAGCATGAGCACTTCTATCTTTCCAGTACGCTTTTTCTTTAGCTTTATTAACAAGTGTAGGCGCTATAATTCCTCCAAGTAACATTCCCATGCCAACTTTTTTCCTGTTGATATAATCAATAACTTTAAAACCCATTAAATCAAGTCCTTTCTAAATCACACAAGTAACCACATAAAGTATTTTCGATTATTATTGGGTAAGCTCCTGTAACTTTTATATAGCCTTCTTTAGAATCAAATTCAACAACATTCTTTTCATCTATCTTTATTTCATTCTCATTATTTAAAATCATCTTATATTTATTTGTAGTATAAGATGTTCCTTGAGTTTTACTTTCAATTGTTATTTTGTTTGAATTATCTTCTAAATATATTATTCCAGTATAAGTTATTATATTTTCAACTTTCTCATAAGCACCATCTACAAGAACTTTTTCAATATATTTAACATCAAAAGTAGTAGGATTTATTGATATACCTTTATTGATTGCATCTATAATCTTTTTAGATTTTAATCTAGCCATTAACAGCCATCTGCCCTTCTCATAGATGTTTTATATCCACTTGTTACAGTTGGATTCAATTTCGACTGTTCTGCTATATAATCAGCTTGATAAATAGATGCAAGGTTATTCCAATAATCAGGATCAGCATTTTCTATTTCTATAGGACCAACTTTTATTTTGCTATCTGTATTAGCTTTCATTAAACAGCCTCTCCAACTTGCTTTTAATACATTGTTGTCATTGACTGCTAATAAGTTTTCAAGTTCTTCATCACTAAATACAGGATACTGACTTTCATTTAAATTAATTTTTAAAATATCTAAAGGTGTAAGTTCCATAACTATTCACCTTCCTTTTCTCTATCCTCATCCTCTTTTAATTCAAGTACTTCTTCTACTTCTGCATATCCATTATACTCAAGTTCTTTTGCATCTTCTTCTCTTACTTCAAATTCATCACCTGGTTTGTAAGATGTTTTGTCATATTTAATACAGACTAATGCTTTTGCTTTATATGCAACTTGTTTGGTTTCTTCCTGTTTGTTACCTCTTGCCATTTATATCATCCTTTCAAATAAAATTAAAGAGCATAGTTTATAAGCTACACTTTTATGCTACTGTTACAAAGAAACAATCATCTGCTTTTTCAAATGAAGGCATTCCTAATTGAGATACCTTTGTCTCTGTTGTGACAGGATCATCTTTTCTCATTGTAGTAATTGCTATTCCAGTTCTTACTATAGAGCAATCTAATTTTGAACTATACATCTTATCAGCTTCTTCAGGAGTTGTTCCGTAATAAGTAGCACCTAAGTTTCCATCTGGAATTAATGTCACTTTATTATCAGGGAAGTATTGTTCTTCTGAACCATCTTCAAGTTTATAAGTTCCACTAACAACTGCGATAGAAATATCGAGTTTATTCTTGAAGTAATTCTTTATCATTTCTTCTGTAAGAATAACTCTTCCATCCTTATCAATATCCAATTTGATTGCCTTATTGATTCCTAAATATCCAAATGTCTTGCTTGTCATAACCATTCTCTTTGGAACTGCATAGCCTGCATTTCTCATTTTAGTTTTATACCTTTCAATGTCTCCAACTATATCTGCATCTGGGTTACTCCATTTAGCATCACCAGCTAATACTTCCTTATGTTCTGATGGTATATCAAAATCAAATACAAGATCTGCATCTTCAGTAACAATATTGATTACTCCATCAGCTAAAGCCTGCATTCTCATTCTTTCCATCTGCATATCACCACCATCTACTAAACTAACATAGTTATCATAGATTTCAGATATAATCATAAGTAATAGTTCTTTATTTTCAGCTTGTGAAGCTAATAATAATTGCTGTCTATCTTCTTCGCTTACAAGAACACTCTCTTTAAAGAATGGCATTCTCTTAGCTTTTATATTAACTTCGGCCTTTAAAGCTCTAACTTTAACAGCTACATCAAAAGTTGATGGTCTTAATACTACTGGTTTCTTTTTTGAACCTTTAATATATTTTAGATCCATTCCAAGTTGTTTCTTTCTAGGGAATAAAGCTTCACCTATTAACATTTCAGGTGGTAATGCTTTAATATATGTTGCAATTTCTTTTGAGTTTATATAGTCTCTCCAATCCATTATTTATCTCCTCCTCATTTTATAAAACTTGTATCATTTTTAATGCTGCTTTTACATCTGCAGTAACTGTCTCAGGTAATAATTTTGAGTTTACAAATCCAAATATAGTTACTGGAACTGTTTCATTCCCATTACTATAAGTTAAATCAATATCTCTATAAAGTAATCCAAAAGCTTTATCAGCAGTAATAGTTGTGCCATCAACTACTTTACCATCTTTAGTTAATGGAGTACCTGCTTTCAATTTTCCATCAGTCAAAAATGCTGTAACATCAGTCTTTTTTACTTTTACCGATATGTTTTGAAACAACATTCCTGCGACCAATAATATGGATTTATTTTCACCCATTATTTTTTCTGTTCTTTCATAACTCATGTTATAATCCTCCCTATTAAATATTATCTATGCAAAAAACTTGCTTTGAGCTTCTGCATTTGCATTCTCGGTTTTTGATTTTGCTAATAATGCACCTATACTATTTGCATTAGCACCATCACCAGTACCAGTATTATCTGTTCCTATAGTTCCTGTTCCTCCAGGATTATCTTCTTTACCTTTAATGACTTCTTCCTTGAATAAATATTTGTCACTTTCTTTTAAAGAATTAATCTGTTCTTCAAGACCAATAAAGTTATCTCCATCTCTTGTAACTTTACTTAAATCCAAAGCTTTCTTAAGCATTGAAGCATTTTGAGGATTATATGATCCTAACTTCTTTTCAAGTTTTGCATCAAAAGTAATTCTTTCTAAGTTAGCTTTATATTCATCCTCATCCTTTTTATTTTTTTCTTTCAGTTCTTTCAGCTCTTTAGATAATTCTTCATTATCCTTTACTTTGTCCTGAATATCTTCTAAATCCTTATTTCTCTTTTTGACATCTTTTTTGTACTGATCTCTCTCACCCTTTACAGTTTCATAGTCAGATTTTTCAACATATTTAGAACTGTCTACTAGATCTATATCTTTATATTTCTTTTGTACATCTTCTGGTATGTTCTTATAAGCATCTCCTAGAATTTCACTTAAATTTGGCATACTTAATACCCCTTTCTTTTAATTTAATATAAAATAAAAAAGATAGGTGAGGACTTCTCTAATCCCAAACCCTATCTTAAACATAATAAAAGCACCTAGATGTCTCTAAGTGCTAAATTCTTACTATATTTATTATATCATGTGTATCTTTTGAAATTTCTCAACTTTTTCTCATTTTCTTCTCATAATTCAAACAAAAATAGCTCCTACTTATTTTTCTAAGTAAGTACTATTTACATCTTGCTGTAGTCTTCTATTGCTTTATTTATGGTGGTCTGAATTTCAACTATATCATCTTCGTTAAGTTCACCCTCTTCAATTCCTGTTTTTAGTAAATATTTCATGTGTTCTATATCATACAATTTATAAAGTTTATCACACTCTATTTCTGTATATCCAATTCCTTTTAACTTAGGCATACTAGGAATTATATCTAGTCCTTCACAATATTCAATAATGTTTTCATGATATTTTTGATTCAATTTAGTCTTTATTTCTAAAAAATCATATTTCATTTTTATTCCTCAATTCTTTCATACTTAATACCATATTTTTTAGCAATCTCTATATTTACCTCATGTAAAAACTTATTCCATATATTTTCATCTTCATTCACTGATTTAGTATATTTTTTCTTTATATTATCAAAGATTTTCCTATATACATTAATAAAGTTATATTCTTTTAATATTGATGATTTTAGTGTTTCTCTTTGCATTATATATTTTATACCATTACTACACTCTAAAGTTAGTGCATTTATAGATTTATACCTTAATATAAAAGATATATCCCCAGATGAAAATGTTGTTTCTCCTGGATGATTATGAGTTAGAATTAGTTCGTTTTCACCACTTTTTCTCAATATGTTTAACATTTCTTTATCTGGAATTACAGACTCTTCCAATCCACTTGTTAACTCTTTTACAATACTCATATTTTTTAAACTAATAATATTTAATTTTTCTGTATTTGTATCATTCATAAATTTACTGAGATTTGTATGAATACTATTAAGAATGTTTGAATTTTCTTGATTTATTTCTAACTTATTGTTCCAATCTATGTTTGATAATTTAAATTCATGATTTATACTACTTGTTTTAGGTTTAAAATCATTTTTTATAATATTATTATACTTCGTATCATTTATATTTTCATTATTATTTTTATATTTGCTAATATTAACGTCTATATTTCCATTTTTTCCGTTAACCTTAAATGGATCACTGGTTTTATTATTAATATTTTCTTCATCTTTATTAAGCTCTGTACTCCAACTCTCTAACTCCCTATCTTCATTTCCTTCAACCCATTTATTTATTCTTACTATTGCATCATCAATATCTGCAACTTCTTCTGTAAAATAACACAGACAGTTTGGATGTTGTAATGGTGTTTCTTCTGGTTTAAATATTTGTCCATTATAATCATCACATATATCTGTTTTACCATGCATACGAGCACTATGACTTGCACTTAAATTCCACCTTAGCCCTTTACTAAAAGGATTTTTCTTAGCATTTTGAATTTGTGTTTCTGTAGCTGCATGAGTAATACTGGTTCTAGCTAATCTTTGAGCCTGATATGATATCTTATAACTATTGAAACCTGCCTTAAAATTATTTGTAACAATTCTATTATTAGGGTTAATAAGCAATTCCAAATCATTAGCCAGTTTTCTAGCATTGGCTCCACTGGCAATATTAATTTTTATAAATTCATCTATCTTATTGCCATTATCTAAAGTTAGGTTCCACAATCTTTTACTTAATGTCTTTCCATCTTTGTAATATTCACCTGCAATTAGATTTTTAACAACAGTATTTGAATAACTATTAATATTATGTTTAACTATCTCACTTAACTTTCTATCTTTTGCAACTTGATCTACAAAATCTAAGATAACTTGTCTTTGTATAATAGAGCTTTCCATCATATTATCTTTAATATTAGGAAACAGTTGCTTATATAAGTCTTTAGTATAATCATTAAGTAATCTTGCAATGTCTATATCATGTACTCTAGTTCTACTTATATCAGGTAATTCTAATATCTCATCAATCAATCTATTGGCAGACTTAGCATATATATGATTAATTTGTCTCTCCTGCTCCAATGTTAATTGTAAGATTTTCTTACGCACTTCTAATACTTTCTTTTTATAAAAACTCATGGTTCTTCACCACTATTCTTCATCATCTATATCATCTATTTCACTAGTAATATCATTCATCATAGAATCTTGAGCATTTTGAAGTAGGCTTGTTTCCTGTAATATTTCATTAAAGTGCTCTTCGTAATCTTCATCATCTGAGTAATCCTTAATATAACTTTTATGACTTCTTACTTTAGCTACTACTTCTTCCATAGCAAGTCTCTTAGCATCTTCTTCATCCTCAGGGATAGGGTAATTCTTGTTAATAACAATAGAATATTGTAGTTCATCCCAAACATGATTCCAATCGCTATAGCAATGGAATTTGCTACATGCTTCAACAATTAGTCTTAGCATACTTCTTATTGTAGGTTCCCAATCATTCCATTTTTCTCCACATCTAGCTACTAATTCAGTATAGATATACTTTATTGTTTTTGCACTTGGAACGTCCTTTAATTTCTCATCGGTAGGTATTGCTAATTTCTCATGCATACTATCATCTAACATCTGCAAATACATTTTTATCGGCTCTGCATTACTAAACCCACTTTCTACTCTTTTAACCTGCGCCTGTTTTGTTCCTTCTTCTTGGTTAATACTTTTTATAGCCATTAAGCTATTAGGTGCTATATTGCATTTATTAACATCATCTTCATCACCATCAATAATTACTGTCTGTCCAAATAGCAAGAATCTAAGTGCATCATTGAAATCACTTAATCTTCTATTATAAGCATTTTGTAATGGCTTCAAGTCTTTAATATCACTACACCCAATAATATTATTATGACTTTGTTCATTTACTATAACCCAGCAAGGTATTTTGCTAAGTCTTGTGTTCTGTTCTTTTATATCTATAGGTATATCAAGATTATCCCCCTTATATGTTTCTGTTTTTAAATGACAGTATCCACTATTCATATAGTAAGTGTATCTATACCATAAATTATTAGTCTCATCATCTTTCTTATTCTTTGAATCTTCCCTTACAAAAGTAACTGATTTTAATTTACTTGAATCATAAGGGTCATTCTTATAGCTGAAATCATCTATAGAATGATAAAAGAGCTTCACTGGCTGATTAGGATTTGCTTCTAATCTCAATAAAACTCTTTTAGTTACTGTTGCTAATCTGAATGCCTTTAAAGTGTTACTCCAGAACTTATTAGCATTTAATATAGCATCTATATATTGCCTTAATTCCTCACAATTATCTTTATACTTCTTATCGTAAGGTTTAAATAATATGTCTGGTGACTTTCCAAACATAAACCTTGCCTGCTTATGAATCAATGGTTTTATTTTATTATCTATTATCTGACTTGGAACATAATCAAGATCATCTACATTCATCCAGCTTTGACCTAAAAAATCTCGATCCAATAGTGCTGCTCTTTTATGTTCACATTCACCTAAATAAAATATAAAATCCTTCTTAGCTTTTCTTCTTTCACTCTTTTCTGAATGGCTTAACTTTAACAGCTGCTCTTTCTTATTTCTATAATTATTATCAAATATTGATTTATCTATCATTAGAATACATGTCCTCCTTTTTTCTTGTTATATCTTTGCTTTGACTTTAAACCTACTCCCTTGTTATAAACATCATCATCATATTTTCCAGAAACCTCAATTTTAAGCTTATTATTTATTGAATATCTAAGCGCTGCCATAGCATCATCCATAAATTCGACTGGTTCGTCAAGATACAATCCTGTTTTTTCATCTTTCTTCCACTTCCACTGTTGAATTTCAGATATAGTATTCAAGCATGATGGATGTATATGAATCTTTAATTGTTTCAAATAATCTATTTGTGCATGTACACTTCCTGGCTTTTTAACTACTCCTATAGCCTTGTATCCTGCCTTTTTCCACATTTTAATTCTATCTGGTTCAGCACTATCACAGTACATAATCAAGTTCTTTTCTAATCTTTTATTATTTGCTATAGTTATAATTTCTGATGTGTCAAGTTCATGAACATATATCTCATTACATATGTATAATTCACCATCTTTAAATCCAATCCTCAATATTGCATTAGCATGATTGAATCCAAAGTCCTGACTTAACCTCATTTCATCAAAACATGAAAAATCTGTAGGAAACTCTTCTATAATAAAATTGTGAAGTATAGTTCCTCCAGTTTCTCCCCATTCTCCTAAACCATACACTTTATATCCTTCAGGATCCTGGTCTTTTCTCATCATCATTCTTCTATGGTATGCTTCATCTATAAATCTATTGGTTAAATATGTGCTATGATGTGAAAATATATCTTCGCTCTTATAATCAAAATACTTTCTTTTTATCCAATGCATAGCTGATACAGGATTGAATGTGAATGTTATTTGATAATACAGATCATGATTATCCAGTCTTCCTCTAAGTCTATCATCTAATATATCAACATCACTTTCCATGAGTTCAGTAGCTTCCTCACACCATATCCAGGTTAATTTGCCATGAGGGAAATTTATTGATTTTAATTTTTCTCTCTGCTTAGCATCATTTACGCCTCTAAATATAATTGAATTACCTGTTACCTTGCTCGTTATTTCTAAAGGGCTCAATTTCATAATCCAATAATCTTCTGCATATTCACCATATATTCTATTAATAGCACCTGTAAGTTCAGCATAAGTAGAAAATTTATGGGTGGATTCTGATTTTCTTACTACAAGTAAATTAGCACCCTTATATCTAATATCTCCTAGTTTTAGAATATAATCTTGTGCTACATTTACAGATTTTCCACTACCCGCGGAGCCTTTCATTGCTCTGTATCTTTTTCTAGTTTTATTTGAATCTTTAAATATCGGATTAAATTGTGCTTTAACTGTCTCCATCTTCATCACCATAATCTATAACAATTTTTAATCCATCTTTTTTATTGTTCTTATTGGCTCTTGTAACTTCATTTTCAAGTTTGGCATTTTGTAATCTCCTATATTCTAAATCAAGTTTAACTTTATCTTCATCACTAAGTAAATTAAGATGCTTATTTAAGAAATCCAGTGCTTTCATCTTATCTGCAAGTTTAATCTTAATTCCATCTTTTCCTTCACTAACCTCTGTAATTAATGATGTATCTACACTTATACTCTCCTTTAAATCAACATAGCTATATTCTTTTATCTTTTGTTGTCCAGTATCAGGATCAATAACTGGTGTATCAACTCCATCTTTATTTTTTGTCCATACTCCTTTTGTTTTCTTACCAAACTTCAAATAATCACCTAAATCTGCAAATGCTATATCAATGTATTTTTGGAGTACTCCATTTTTTAGTGCTTCCTTATTGAACCTTATTTTTGTTAATTCATCTATTTGTTTCTTTATACAAGGATTTACAAGGAGTTTATAACCTTCTGAATTAGCTGTTTCATAGGTGCAAGTATAAGCCTTTAAGTATGCTTTTGTTGCATTAAAGCACTTACTATAGAAAATACAAAAGAGCCTCTGCTTATCCGTTAATTCTTCATTCTCCATGACTTCTTTAACTTCATCAGCAATAGGCTCTTTATCATTTCTTTTATTTTGTTTTTTATTCTTTGCAACGTTGCATTCTTTTGATTTTTGTTTTTGCAACGTTGCATTATCTTTATTGTCCCAGTCATTTCTATTTTTCCAACTTCTTATTGTCCCTTCTGGTATATCTAATTTTTTTGAAATATCTATGAGTTTATAATTTTTTTTATAGAGTTCTTTAGCTTCTTTCATCTTTGGATTCTTACTCCTGGCCATATATACTTGGCGCCTCCTCTCATTATTTACTATATATTAAGTTCTATTTATTTTTTATTACACTATTTAACTCATTGAAAGTAAAAGCACCTTTTGTATATGTTGCAACTTTCTTATCTATTGAACTTCTATCATCTGTTTTATTTTCTTGTATTGTATAAATATTTATTATAATTTCTGGATTACTATTTTTATCGTTTATTTCTATTTCTTTAAGCTTATTATATTGGTTTTCTATTTCTTGTGTTGCTCTAATAGTAGTAAGTTCATTCCTATAAGTTTTTAATGATAAATTTACTGTTGTTATATTATTATTTTTATTATATTCTATCCATTCATGATATCTAATGGCATCAGGTTTAGTAACATCATCCATGATAATTCCAAAAAGTTGAGATAAATTATATACAGCTTCTTCACCAACTTTTCTTATATATGTGTTAATCGACTGCTCTTCTTCATGCTTTTCTTGTTTTATTTTTCTTTCTTGTTTTTCTGCATCTACTTCCTTTGATGTATTACATCCAAATAATGAAATTGCAATAATTCCACTCAATATTGATATTAATAACTTTTTCATAACAACCCCTCCAATTAATAGTATATCATCAATCTCTTAGTTGTAACAAATTTACTCTATCTTCTCACTGTTCTTAAAGCAATTTTCTAAATATTTGTATATATTAAGATTTACTACTTCTCTTATACATGTCCTATGTCTGTCACATGCAGGATTATCTCTTTTACATATGCATCTTACTTCATTAGTACCCTTCTTATATCTTAAATAACATTTAATTTTCATTTTCTCCACCCTCTTTCAATATATCTCTTTTCACTATTCTTTGTATTACTTCATTTCCTATTATTGTTGCACTTATAAATTTTATATAATTATCATCCTCTACCAACTTTCTAAGCTGATCCTTATTTAATCCTGGTAATCTGTTTCTTATCGTATCTATTCTTCTTTGATATTTGTTCATATTTTCTTACCTCTTTATAATTTATTGCATTAAAAAAGAACCTTATTTCTAAGATTCTGTTAATTTTCATAATATTTTCTTTCAATTCCTATTGTTTTCCACGTTGAAACGTGGTATTATATATACATAAGGAAGGAGGTGAGAACGATTGATATAATAATAAAGGTACTTACAATCATCTGGTTGATTATACAAATTGCCTGCAAGCTTGTTGATATAATCGATGATGATAAATAAGTACCCACTCAATACTTGGGGAACTAACAATTCCCCTCGTAAAAACATTATATCATATCGTGAATTGTTATGAAATATTTAAATAATAACCTTACTACTATAATTATTGTATTAATTACTTTAAAACTTATTGATTTTAAAAATATTTCTATTCTTGATATTTTAATTGTAGTATTACTCATTATTAACATTATCCTATCTTTTATAACTAGAAAGGACTTATAAATATGAATCTTAAAGAAATACGTAAATCTCAATCTTTAACATTAAAAGCGCTATCTGAATTAAGTGGTGTTCCTCAACGTACTATTGAAGATATAGAGCGTAAAGATGAATGTAAAGTATCTACTGCTATTAAATTAGCTGATGCTCTTAATGTTACTCTCGATAAACTTTGTAGATAGTAAATTATAAAAACCAGTAAATACAATATATTATGCCATGGAGGATTTTCACCTCACCTTCAATATATTTTTCTGTATTTACTGGTTTTCTAAGGTTTACGCAGTAACGACTAAACATTGCTGTAATCCCTGCCTAGCATTACATGTGTATTTATAAAAGGGGTTTTAGAATTTATGTGTGATGTATGTAAGCTTTCATGTTAGGGGGCATGTCTTACATACCTCTTAATTAACATTATAGCAGTTAATTGAGTTTATTTTTCTCAAATTCTTCTCAAAATATTATCATATATATTTATTTATACATCCACATAGAATCCTCTATATTTTTAACTAATTCCTCTCTTCGCCTGTACGCCGTAGGGACCGACCAATTAAGCTGCATTGCAATAAAAGGAATCTTCTTCTTAGCTCCATAGAAATACTCTATAAATCTTTTATCTTCTTCTAGTAAGTATTCTATATTTGCATCCATTCTTCTAATAAAGCTCTGCATTTCCATTATCTTAGCTTCAGTTTTTATCTTAGTCTTAATCTTCTCTATTTTTCTTTTTTCAAGCTTAGTTACTTCTTGTTCCATTTGCTTTTCCATATAGCTTGTACTAGATATACTTGATTGTACTCTTTCACCACATCCTGCACCTGGAGGCATAGTATCAAGATTAATATATTTATGAACATTCCTCATTTGATTATCTAGTAATATGATCTGTTCTTCTAAATCATCAACTTTTCTTCTAAACTTTTGAATTTTACTTTTGTATTCATAATATCTATATAATTGACTCTCAGTTTTCTTAAATAAATTTTCTTCCATGTTATATCACCTATCCTTTATTAACTTATTTTGGTATAATATTAGATAGATACAGCATTAGAGAAGATTTATAAATTCCCGTTTATAGTTCTCTAATGCTTTTGTTTTGCTTAAAATTGTTTTATATATTCTATCAATTGATTATCAAATGATAATATCACTATATATTTATGTTCTGAAATAATCCTATTATCTATTAAATTGTTACTTTACCCCTTTAAAGTATTGTGTAATTGTTTGTTTAACATTTTAAGAACACCATTTATGAATAACATCAAACGATTTACATTAAATTCAAAGATATTGGATAAAATATCTTTGAGGTGATTTAAGTGAAATGTAATGTTGGCAGAACCGAACAAATTATTAGAATTGTAATCGGGATATTAATCGTTCTTATAGGTTTATACTTCAGAAACTGGTGGGGTATTATTGGCCTCTTACCTATAATAACAGGCTTAATTCGTTATTGCCCTATTAGTGACATCTTAGGAATTTCGACTTGTGACGATAAAAAAAATCAATAGTTCTCTCACTTATGGCCTTACAATCTAAGGCCGTTTATAAGTATTGTGCCGTATTTTAAACAAAAAAATATCACACTATCCATTTATTATTTTTAATAATGTGATATATAAATATTAAATTTTATACATATATAAATTTATATAATTTCAATACCTTTTTCTTTAAACTCATCCATCAATTCTTCTGAACACATTGAAATATATTCTACTTGCCTTAAGTTTGGTAATTTTTCAAATCCCCCTATACTTTTAACATCAAACTCATCAGATTCACCATCATACTCTGGCATAATCATAAAGTATATCTCTTCACCACCATCAAAACAAAGCTCTGTAACAAGTGCTAAATCTTCTTTTGTAAGATTTAAATTTTCAAAAACTCAACCATCTCTGGAATACACTCAAAACCATCACCTTCATACACAGCAACATATTTTTCATTCATTTCTTCAAGTTTGTTTAAAAAACTTGTCTCTTTTTCCAATAGACTATTAATTACAACTAGTTTGAATCCAAAATCTTCAAATATACCACTTTTATCTTTAAACATTTTTATTCCCCCACAAATATTTATAATTTATTTAACATAAATATTATAACATAATTTGTAAGTATAACATTATTCAATTTTCAAAGATCAATTTTATTAATTTCTACGCACTTTCTGACTACTACGCATTAATCTTTACAACACTCTTGTAATAAAATGCTGTCTGTTTGTTATCCCAGCTAACATTAACAGTTTCACCTTTGTTGTAAATTCGTACTATATTCCCTTCCTTTGGTCCATGGTAATCAAACCTAACTTTATCTCCTAATCTTAAAGTTTCCTCTGATTCAGAAATTTCAGTTACCCCTTCGACTTTAGGATCTTCTTTAATCTCTTCATGCATCTTATTGATATTTTCAATTTCATCTATACTGAAAATTTCATCGTCTTTAAATACTGCAGGCGATTTCCATTTAGCAAATTTACCACTTGGATATATAGCCATACAGAAATTATCATATTGAATTAAGATGTTATTATCAGACTTACGTTTTATAAATTTATCAATATGCATCTTATTCTTTACAGTCTTTATCTGCTCTGCTGTTATAGGCTTGTATTCATTTGCAATAAGTATCTCATCCTTTGGTCTTAATAGCATGTCACTTATAAATATTCCTCCTGGTTCTCCATCAGCCTCAAAAGATAATGTCTTATCATCTATCTCTATATACAGTTTCTTCTCTACTTTTGCTATTCTAGTGCATATATCTCTGTATTTATCAATAAGCTCTCTAAATATTGGATTGTCCTTATTTTCTTCTTTTGTGGGAATAATACTAACAACTTTAGGCTGTTCATCAAACAAGCTTAATTGACCATCAACTACTATTGATTTCATTCATATTTCACCTCACTATTTTTACCCTTAAGAACGGTAATATTTAATCAAAGAATGATTTCATCCTTCTATCTTTGAATGATTTTTTACACTTATCTGTCCGCTGCTTTATTGTTCCAGTTGTTTTGCATGCTCCTCTAGCTGTTTTATATCCATTTTCTTTTATAGGCTGGTAATTCAAGCAAAATCCACAACATTCTAAATCTTTTAATCTTTTCTTACTCCTGTCCATATTCCTCAACCTTTTTAAAGAAACTTTCAAGATCATATCTAAATCTAACTTTTTTCTTAGTTCCTTTTAACTCTATTCCATTTTCTATAACCCATTTAATAGGTATAGACTTTCTGTCAGCTTCTTCAATGTATTTCTTGACTGTTTGTACATCTATTGCAAAAGTACTCTCTAAATCTCTGTAATTGAATATAAAATATGCTTTGACCTTTTCATGTTTTATATCCGACATTTCTTTTAGTTGTGTAGTCCTTATACAACTGAATGGAATACTTGAACCTTTATGCGATTTTAACTCTAATATGAATAAATACTTTTTCCCCATAACTTCACAATCCGAGATATTATGAGCTTGAAACCTTACATTTTCGTTTTTGGTTCCTCCAAAATTTCCAGTTCCATCTTTAAATCTGTAAAACCAATAATCAAATGGTATAGATTTCTTAAAGTCTTCTTCAAATAATTTTCCTTCGTTCTTTGCCATAAATTATTCACCTACTTTTCTATATAATTTCTTATATTCTTAACAACCATGTTTATTGTGCCATCACCATTTCTTACAATCTCAAATTTACTTGAATCATGATAAGCTTCATCATTGATATATAAATCAATTTCCTTATCAACATTTAATCTTATTCTTTTGAATTTTTTCTCTACCCATGTTTTATCAACTGAAACTTCTTCTAATCCTTGCTGATTTAAGTAATTAGCAAAATCTTCTTTCTCTTGTGGCAATTGAGATAATAATTCATCTGCCAGCTCTTTCATATTTATTACATCTTCTTCTTTAAGTTTATTTTTAATAGCAGTTCTTATCTTTTCCGCCTTACCTGCATCATCAGTAATATTTTTTCTCGTCCAGTTTTCAGTAGCTTGTACAAAAGTCTTAGTCATATCCCTTTCATTTGTTACAAGAGTTGCACCTAAGAAATTATTTATAAAATAGTTAGCTCCATACTCCTGTGATTCTTTTGTTGTATTCTTCTTATCTAAAATAAATAGATTATACCTTTCATCATTCCTTATAAGTTTTATAAATGCAGCTTTCTGAATCTTCTGTCCACTTGCTGGAAGTCCTACACTTTGTGGAACTATTCCTATACCTATTTTGTTATCAACAAACTGAACTTCATGAGTAAAATTCTTAAAATAATCTAACTTGAGTATTGCTATAATTGGGCCTTGGTCTGTAACTATTGAACATGTAATTAAATCAGCACTTGGAATATTACAATTACCTTTCATGATTATAAATAATTGACTTGCAAGTTCCTTAGATAATCCTATTAAGTCACTATCAATTCCATTTAAATAATCTTGAACAACTTCTTTTACTATATTTCTTTCAGAATTAAATGCTGCATATTTAAGATCATCATCTTTAAAGCATTTCTCTATATGCTTATATAAAAATTTGTAAGTATCTTCATCTAAATCTAAACTATATTCATTTAATATTGGTTCTTCAGCTGTTGTATCTAATACATGAATGACAGCTTCATTGATATTTATATCGTTAATGTATTCCATTGTTTTTTCTCCTTTACTATTGAATTCGACTTTCATATGAGAATAGAATTTTGTAACTATGACGTGGTTAACTCATTCTCATATACAGTTTTATCTATTCCTCATCTTCAAATGCATAACTATAGCCTTCCCAGTTATCAACTCCTGCTCCTTCTAAACGACTTAATATATTATCCCTTTCTTTTAATTCTTCATATTCTTCTTCATCAATTAGTACTTTTGACTTATCTATTTCTTTTGCAATTTTTATATGCTTTGGTAGAGTCTTTATATCCGCTTCTATTTGCTTTAGTTTATCTACAATGATAGATATTTCATTATTGCTCTTTAAAACCTGCTGTGGAACGAATTTTAATGCTGAATCAAGACTTATACAATATGCTATATTCTGCATATAATCTTTTCCATAGTTTTCTGATTTCTCATCAGTAACTTTTTTAGTTGATTTAACTACAAACTGTCTTTCATCTGAAACAATCTGATAGTCTCCAATTTTAATATCCATTACTTCTCCTTCTTTCCTATCTTAAATTCTATCTGCTTCTTATCATCAAGCTTAATTTCCTGCTGCTCATACTTTATTTGCTTCTTACAAAGCTTTCTCCAGTTTCTATCATTAAGTTTTAAATAACGCATACCATCACCTTTAAAACATACTGCATTGTCCATCTATTTCTTGTCTTTTCTTTTTGCACTCTCCTACCCACCACTTTAAAATCTGTTCACCAGTCTGCCATCCGTCCATACGCATATCTTTGTTTTTTCTGTATTCAATCATATGGTTAAAGGCTCTTATATAGTTATCACGATATTTTGGATAAGCATTTAATTCTTTCTTTTGATTAGATGATAATGGACATCCTATACATCCAAGTCTGTTCCATCCTTCATCATATAACTTGCAATATGGTATATTATTTTTCAATATATATGACCACACTTGTACTTCTGACCAGTCTACTATTGGTCTTACTTGAAGTTTTTCTTTGTACCAATTACATATTTTTCTTTTACTTCTATTTCTGCTTTCTTCCCATCGTACCCCTGTTATGATTATGTCTCCATTATCTCCTGTTCTTTCTTTCAATTCATCACAACAATATCGTGCTAATCTTGTAGGAGGTATTGCTCTGTTTCCTATTAAAGTCCACATAGTTTTCATTTTTCCTTTAAGTGGACCACTTATCCATGTATTATACTTTTCAAATTCAACCACCGGATGATTATGTTTCTCTGCCCACGGATTGAATATTTTTCTTATATAATATATTAATTCTGGTGGATCTACGCTTGTAGGACTATATACTGCTTTAAATTTTATATCTGCTGCAATACACATCATGTAAGCTACCAAACTATCCTTTCCACCACTGAATGCCATTATTGGTAATCTTCCTGTTTGAGTTTCTTTTGCAAACTCCTGCAATCTTAATATCGCTCTTTTCTCGTGTTCTGTTGTATCAACTATATGTTGATATTCACTTCTTTTTTTCAATCCTCTCACCTAACAAATCAAATTGCCTTTGATTCATTAGGAAATGGTATTAAGTTTCTTTGATTGACTTTACTGGCTTAATTTATAATTTTCGGAGCTTACTCCCCAGTGAGTGCATTTTACGCATTTACTCTTAACTTTTCGGTAAATACTATGTGGCTAACATAATGTTTACTATGCAACCTGGTATACCAGGATCGATTGAATTGAAACTTTATATCTATAAATCAACTACTTGATTTTCTCCTGACACTTCTTCTATGTTTAGGATTGAAACATTAAACATAGTTCTGAAATGTTCTACTGCTTTTTTAAAAGCTTTCTTTGCTTCTTCTGAATTTATGTGTTTAATTGTTCTCTTATCAGTTTTTCTGTGATTTCCTTTCCATGTAACATATTCAAATGTTATAAGAAATTCTTTTACAATTAGTTGTGTTGGTATTCTCTTTATTTGTTCCATTTATACCACCTGTACTTTCCTAAGTCTATCGGATATACTTAAATGAGTTTTTCCTAGTGCTTTTGCAATTGAATATGTGTCATAGCCTTTATCGTGAGGCTCAAACATTTTTTTATTTTCTTCATCTGTCCACTTTAAATGTGTATTTCTAGGAACTGGTCTATACGATATTGCTAAATCATATATTCTTCTCTTAATTGCTGCTTCAGTTCTCTTAAATTCTTCTGATAAATCAGAATAGGTATATTTATAAGATTTAAGTCTTTCTATAAGTAAATTATCTTCAGCATTTGTCCATTTTCTATTATGAGATAACTTACTTGGATTTTTAGAATCAGCTTTTCTTTTTACATCTACCCATTCGGGTTCTTCTCCTAGCATTCCTTTTTCAAATTTAGCAAAACTTATATCTTGTTTATGCTGCTCTGCCCACTCCCAAAAATCATTTATATATATAATCTTATATTTCATATTTACTGAAGCTTTAAGCTTTACTGGAAAGTCAAGTTTTCTTAATCTTTTTTCTAAATAACTATAACTTCCACCATATCCTATAGCTTTAGTAAATTGATTAAATGTAACATATTCACCTTGATCTATAAACCTTTGGAGTCCTATTTTAAAAGCCTTGCATTTTACACTGTTTATACTTCTATTTAAATGTTTTGCAATTCCAGTAATTGAAGTCATACCCCATTTATCTTCTAGATATTCAGTTTCTTCTTTAGTCCAACTTCTATTGCTTCCCATTTATTAATCACCTCTATTACTTCTTAAATCATCTCTAGCGTTTTTCCAAACCATTCTAGACATTGTAGATGCATCTTGTAGAAATTCACACATCTCTTTAAGTCTATCTTTTAATGCTGCTTTTTCTCCACGTCCTAAACTTTTCTTTTTATTTAACTTTATTTCTGACCATCTATCGTATGCTACTGATGCATCTATAGATAATTTAAATGCACTTGCTGGATCAGTTTCATTAAGTCTTTTAAATCTTTCAAGTATATTCCCATAAATTATTATGTCCTCTGAATATTCTTTTCTAAGCTCTTCCATTATCCTCATCCTCCAGTATCATTTTCCCGCCCATACAAGCACGAATAACATCTTCCTTGATATATTTATCATTATGTTTTATAAGGTGTTTTAAAAGACTGTCTAGCGGCTTGTCCTTAATATCTAAAATTTCTTTTATTTCTTCTCTTGATAATTCTTCTTTTAAGAAAACTTTTCTCTAAATAATTTTGTAATCTTAATTTATATTTTTTATCAAGATTCCTATTAAAGTGAACCCCTGTTTTACTATCTCTGTGATGCATATAGCAAAGATAGGCAAAATTATGTTTACACAATTCTAATGATTTAAGCTGCTTTCTGCTGACTATATGATGCAGTTCTACTATTGTGTCTAATCCACATTCTTCACATGTTCCATACTTAGCCATTATTCATCTCCATTCTTCAATTCAGTAGATATCGTTTTTCCTGTGAGCATCTTTACTGAATCAATATATTTATCTTCAACAATCTGTTTTTTAAATTTATCAGTAAAATTAATAATTATTTCTTCATCTGCTTCGATTACTTCTAAATCTTTAAACCATGTTTTATAAGTCACATCTCCAAATTGATTAAATATCTTTTCATGTAGGGGAGTAGGAAAAGATAGAGATTGAAGTTGATATACTTCTTTCCCTTCTTCTCCTTCTTTATCATTCTTTATATATTCTTTATCATTCTTGTTTGTTTTTTTCTGAATTACTTCTGAATTACTTTTGAAATTTTTCTGCGTTACTTCTGTGTTATCTAACTGTTTTTTCACTGTATTTTCTGTGTTATCCTTACTCTGATAAACACTATAGTTTTCAATGCTTACAAGCGTTTTTCTATTATCACTTTCAAATTTAATCATCTGTTCTTTTTGCAACAACTCTAAAAACTTTTTGACTTTTGTTGTGCTCCATCCCCATTGGTCTGCTAGTTTTCTTAAAGATGTAATTTTCGAACCTCTTTTAACTTCAATAAGTTCTCCATCAATAAGGGTTTTATTATCTTCATGATTAACCAACAATATTAAATCAATCCATGCTTGCCCTCTGCTGAATGGCTTATCTTCCCATAACCAATGGTCCTGTATATCTCTATATATTTTCTGCCATCCTGCCATATAGAAGAACTCCTTACTTAAATACTCCTTTATTTTTAACTTCAAACTTAAATCCTTCACTTTTTATAAGTTCTTGTAATCTCAACATATTATTTAAATTAGCTACAATTCTAAGATCATAAAAGTACAACTTTTCTTCTTGATTAACTGGTACAGTTTTTTGTAGCTCTGAATCAACTGGTACTGATACTTTTTCTTGTACTGGTGCTTGTTTCAATTCTTCTTTTACTTCAACCTTTGGAGGATTTTCAGCAAGCTTAACCTTATCATGTTCTCTCTTTATAATTTCCATAATTCTAGTTATGTTACTTCCTGTAATGTATTTGTAATAATCATCCGCTTTAAGCTTTGAATTTATATCCTCATTTATAGAATCAACAAATGCATTAATACTTGCTTTAGTATTTTCTATTTCTTTTTCCTCTGAATCTTGCTGCTGTTTTAATGCTTGTCCTCTTGCTTGAACATCTTCAACAACGCTTTTCTTACTTGCTGATAAATTAGTGTATTTATCTAGTACAGTAAGTTGTCTTGAATACTTTTCAGACAATGCTAAACTGATTATGAATTCCTTAATAATTTCTTCTGCTTGTTTCTTCTTTTCCTCTTTGCGCTTTGTATCATAAAGAACTATCCCTTCTTTTATTGGTTTCTTAACTTCTCCAATTAATGATGTAAGTTCTCTACACTTAGCTTCAAATTCCTTAATAGGAACTTCCATATCCTTTTTGACTGACTTTCTAAAATCTTCTATACCTTTTTCTACTTTCCCAAGGTCCTGTTGAGTTTTCTTACAATCTTGAAGTGTTTCTTCTGTAACAACTATTCCTTTGTATTTTTCTAAACTTTGGTTAAGTGATTCTTTAACTTCTTCAAAGTTTGCATTTATTACTGGTAACACCTTATTTACTTCTAATTCTTTCATTCTATACACCCCTAATTTCTATAATTTCAATTCATCTGGAAATTCATTTTCTTTCTTAGATTTTTCAGCTGCTTTTTGAATTGATTCTTTCTTTTTATTAAGTTCTCTCATGCAAGTTCCAAGACAATCATTTGTTATATCTTCAACTCTATTAGCTCCAATCCAACTTAAGAACTTTTCTTTATCAGTGTTTGTTTCCTCAATAAGTTTCTTAATTACAAATACACTTGCCTTATCTATCTTCTTTTTAGACTGTTCTGCGTCTTGGTCAATCTCACCATTACCACTATCTATAATGTCAGCTTCTGCAATCTCAAAAGCCATTATATATAAATATCTTCTGCAATAACTTTGAGTTCCTCCAATATTCTGTATACTGCTACATCCCTTTAATAATGCAATTTCAACTGGTGTAGAAAACTGTAATTTGTTTTCTGGATTATCTACATCGATAACATCAAGTGTTGCTAACTCCTTGGTAAATTGAAATATTGTTGCCAGTCCATTATTGTTACAAATTTCATTAATTGCTGGTAAGAAATCCCCTAGTTCAAAGTAATCATAATTTGAATACTTATTAACTCCTGTTTTCTTAAGTTTCTTATTTTGCAAATCAACTCTACTTTTTTGAATCTTCTGATAGATATTTAATTTTTTTGTTTGAACTGCTTCTTCTTTCTTTTCTGACATTGCTAACACCACCTACTCTTTAATTGAATATTTAAATTCTGTTGCTAAATTTAAAATAGATTCTAAATCATCTATAACTCTTTCTGCTGCATCTTTAGCTTCATCTGTCATACTTACTTTATGTGCATCTAGATCTGAAATATCTTGTTTGAATTGCCATATTGACACTTTAACTGACATTACATTTCCTCCAATTTGTGTTATAATCTACTTGAATTATTTTTAATGCTATCTTGGACTACTTTGGTCGGTGTCCTTGGTAGCTTTTTCTTTAACAATTTTTATTGCTTCACTTACACTATAGTTTTCTTTCATTACTAATCTAACTATTTCATCCACTTGATCTGTACAATCTAATGATTTCTCCATATTTATCTCGTCACAACCTCCTAACCTCATAATTAAACAAGCACATCTTGTACATATTTCTATAAAATCAATAGGACTTGTTATCTTACCAAAAGATACTCTATTAAATTTAATATCTTGCTCTGTAGCTTGTAATATTTCTTTGAACTGATTTTCTGTAGTTTCTGATTTTAGCTGACTTAAAAACTCAAATACCATACCATATTTATCTCCTATCTCTCAATTTCAATCAGTATCTTTGCAGCTTTAGTTTTTCTATTAACTAATTTTCTCTTATATGCATCAGTTCCATAGTATTGAATTGTTCTAAACTGAACATTAAACATTGATGCTAATTCGTATATTGTGCCCACTCCTAATATTTCATCTCCTTTATATAATGCATAAATCATATAAACACCTACCTTTCTTTAATATCTTTCATACATTCACTACATATATTCTTACCTTTGTAATTACTTATATCTCTTGCTTCTCCACAAAATACACATGCTGGTTGATACTTCTTTAAAATAACCCGCTCCCCATCTACATAAATTTCTAAGGCATCTTTCTCAGCTATATCTAAGCTCCTTCTTAGTTCTATTGGAAGTACTATTCTTCCCAGCTCGTCCACTTTTCTTACTACTCCTGTTGATTTCACAATTAATCATCCTTTCTTAACAATAGATAAATACTATATTATTTAATGCTTCTTTAATCAGTTGCTCTAAAACTTCCACATTAAAAAATCTGATTTTATACTCACTTTCCAAGATTCCAATTATCTTAGATACATCTACATCCTTAGTTTCTTCTAATACAACTTCTGTTGCTTTCTGAACTGCTTCTCTTACATTTGCTGTTATTGGTTTCTTCATTTTTATCTCCTTATTTTTATTTATTATGTTAAGCTAAAATCCTTAAGGCTTTTTAGCTTTATCATCACTTTGTTTCCTTAAATATTCTTCTGTTTAAGTTCATTGTTGCATTTCTCTTCCAATTCATCTATGTTGTCTTTAATGTATTCATAAAACTGGATCATTACCCTAGTAAAATTATCTATAGCCTCCTTAGTTACTTCACAATGTAATTTATAATGCATTTAATCACCTCATCTCAATATAAAATAAAGTTATTATATATTGTGTGAGTATAATTGAAATTTATTCATTTTTACTTTTTATCACTTCAAGTACTCTTTTCATGTTTTCAGCTCCATATTTACTGATAAGACTTTCAGCCAATCCCTTGTGAAACTCATCTAATATTTCTTCATTTGGTTCATTATCAAATATAAATTCCCATTCGGGTTCTTTTGACTTACCCATATTAACTCCTCCAAAATAATTAAATATTGATAGAAAATAAGTCTTAAATTGTATTTTCATATTTAGTTTTTCAATATTTCTAATATATATTTAAATTTTGGATACTTTTATATCTTAAAGAATTACTTTTTATTTATTATGTTAAACTAATGCTGTTTTGATAATGTCAACTTTACCTTTCCATAAATCTCTTTCTTTCTTTAGTTCTTCAATTCTTCTTTCTAATCTTCGTCTTTCTAATGGTGATAATGGATTGAGTTCTCCAGTAAGGGACTCTATCTTTAAAATTTCTTCTAAATAATACATTGGATTGTCAAACTTAGGATTTCTAGTTAATATCCCATTGTTTTCATAATTGACAATGCTCTGATAACTAACTCCCCATCGTTCCATTAAGTCCTTTCTAGAAAACAGAGTCTTTTCCATAACGTATTCCTCCTACATTCTTATTTGAGCATTGCAACCATCTATCATAAATTTGACTTCTTTACTAGGATTCCAATTTATAATAGCTTGTCTACCTATGTCATAATCTTTAACTAATGTATTCTTGTATGAATTAACATTAAGCTTTCTTTTATAATCTCTCCAAAAGTTGCTAAACACTTTTTTATTAAGTTCTCTATAAGCTGGTGCATCTGTTCCGCCTAAAATTGCAACAATCTTTTTATTAGCTAATTCCCTCAAATCTTCTTGCTGTGAATAATCTATTGTTGTATTATTTTCCAACTTTGTTATTCTCTCATCCATCTTCTGTTGCTTGCCATCAATCATAAGAATTGCTTCAAGTTCTTTTGACATTTTAGGAATTTGATAAGATCCTGTTTTTCTTATATGTGGTAAAACTTCATCTGTAACCCAATCTTGAAATCTTTCTGCTTCCGCCTTCTTAGATTTAAATATTAGCTTGTACACTCCACTTTCAGTCAAGAAATTTTCTCCTGTGTTGTGTAATTTTCTAAACTGCATATTGTGCATTTTAGAATTTGTTAATTTAACAACTTGATTATCATTGAAATTTCTAATGCTACTATTAACATCTGAAATGTCAAGGCAATCTGCAACATGTTTTGGATTAAATAAAACTTGTCCTTTCCATTCAAATACTTCTACTTGTTTATTTTCAAAAATCATCAAATTATTCATGCTTTCCCTTCTTTCTTTGTTAGCGTTTTGGAAACTTAATTATTAAAAAAAATTTCTGCTTCGATTTTTAATCTTGTACATATTTTCTTTAAATCTTGGATAGTAAAGTCTCCACTTTTTCCATTTAACTTTTTGCTGAATGTAGCTTGAGAAATATCTAACATTTTAGCTATTTCCTTTTGTTGTATATTATTTTCAGCTAAATACCCCTTAAACTTATAATATGGTTCTCTTATTTGCAACATTTAATCACTTCCTTTGTCGTTTTGTTGGCGTTTTGGAAACTCCTTGTCTATAATATATTCTCTTTTTGTTTCTATGTCAACAACTTTTTATAAATATTTTCAAAAAATTGTTCACAAAGAAAAACATTAGTGCTATAATTTCAATATAGGAAAGTCAACGAGGTGTTATTATGATTGAAATGAAATATATATTAAAAGGACTTAGAGAACAAAAACAAATATCTATGGATAAGATGTGCGAAGATTTAAATAATGTTTATGATGTTTCTATCGCTAAGAGTACTATATCTAAATGGGAAAACGGAAAAGCTGAACCGTCTTTAGCCAATGCAAGAATATTAACAAAATATTTCAATGTAACTTTAGATTATCTACTAGGATTAGAAAAAGAGGAATCGTATAACTTTAATAAATTATCTAAAGAAGAAACAACATTATTAGAAAACTACAATAAATTAAATGCATTAGGCAAAAAAGAAGCTAATAAAAGAGTTGCTGAACTTACAGAAATAACTAGATATTTAAATACTACTACTGATGAAATAACCGCAACTAAAGATAATGTGGTTGAACTTAACAATAAGAAAATAACGTATGATGATTTTGAAACAGTTGCTGCTCATAATGATGATTTAACATATGATGAAATATCTGAAGCTGATAGAAGAATTTTAGCTGATATAAACAGACGAAATAAAAAATAACAGATGGGGCGTTGTTAATGACAGAATATGAAAAGCTAATTGTTAAAGCAGAAAAATTTGGTGCTGAAGTTAGAGAAATTGACTTTGGCACTGATAAAAAAAGTGGCAGATGTTTGAATAATATAATATACATTAATAGCAGAATGTCAGAAATAGATAAGTATGAAGTTTTAGCTGAAGAACTAGGACATTATAAAACTACTCATGGAAATATATTGAATCAAAATAGTGTAACCAATAGAAAATTAGAGAATGTAGCACGACGTGAAGGTTTTAATATAATTGTCGAGCCAAATGATGTAGTTGAAGCAATAAGGAACAATGCTTTCGCTATGCATGAAATTGCTGAATATGTTCATGTATCTGTTGAAACATTTTTCGATATATTAGAAAATTGGAAAAAAAAATATGGAACTGGAATACAAGTTGGTACTTGTTATTTACAATTTGAACCTTGCTTCTATTTCATAAGAGATTACAGTAATAATGGTTCATTAAATTATAGAACCCTTGAAACCCCTTAACAAATAATATCTTTCGACATTTTAAAGAACACATGTACTGGAAAGAGGTGATTAATATTAAATTTGATTCTGAATTTGGGTATTTCCATACAAATTATGTGTGTAATCATATAATACCTATGAAAGATGTAAAAAGTGCTAAAAAACTATTAAAATATTTTGATGAATAGGAGATGATTTTATGGGCTTTGATTTGTTTAATAAGAAGAAAGTAGAAAGTTTACAAAATCAAGTAACAGAACTAGAAGAAAAACTAAAACAATTAGAATTAACTAAAAAAGAAGCTAAGTATTTAGATTTAAAAAAAGAATTAACTAGTTTAGAAAATACAATTCTTAACAAATCACTTTTATTAGAAAATATAAATAATGAGATTAATGCAAAAAATGATGAACTAGATGATTTATCAACAAAAGTATCTGAAAAATGCAATTCTCTAAAACTATTAAATACTATAGATGCTCTGAATATAGAAATAGCATCCAAGAAGGCATATTTAAATTATATAGAAGAAGATGATATGTATCAAAGTTTCGGTTTGTATAAACCCAAATATAATTTAATGGATTCAGAAGAATATAAACAAAAGCTACTAGATATAAGAGATAATCAAAAACTTCAAATAAAAAATAAATCTGCTGTTAATTATTCTGATAATTGGACTCTTGATGGTAGCAAGTCTAAAGGCAGAGCTATGAACAATGATAATATAAAGATGATAATACGTTCTTTTAATAACGAATGTGAAGCATGTATAAATAAAATTAAATTTAATAATATAGAAAATATCAGAAAAAGAATAGTAAAATCTTTTGAAGCACTAAATAAATTAAATCAAAGAAATCAGATTTCAATAACTGATAATTATCTTGACTTGAAATTAAAAGAATTAGATTTAGCGTATGAATATGAGCTAAAAAAGCAAGAAGAAAAAGAAGAACAACAAAGAATTAAAGAACAGATGAGAGAAGAAGCTAAAGTTCTAAAAGAAATTGAAAACGCTAAAAAGAAATTAGAAAAAGAAGAATCTCATTTTAGAAATGCCATTAATGATATTAAAGCTCAATTAAATAGCTGTAATGAAAATGATAAAGCTAAGCTCGAAAATAAATTAGATGAATTAAATGCTGAATTAAATAAACTTGAAAAAGATAAATTAAATATAGAAAATAGAGAAAAAAATACTCGTGCTGGATATGTATATGTTATTTCTAATATAGGATCTTTTGGTGATGATGTGTATAAAATTGGTATGACAAGAAGATTAGAACCTACTGAAAGAATTCGAGAATTGGGAAGTGCTTCTGTTCCTTTTAATTTTGATATTCATGCAATAATTTTTAGTGATGATGCTCCTGCTTTAGAAAATGCATTACATAGAGAATTTGCTGATAATAGTGTCAATCAAGTAAATATGAGAAAAGAATTCTTTAAAATTCCATTATCCGAAATAGAACGTGTTGTTAAAGAAAATTACAATGAAATTGTTCAATTTACTAAAATTGCAGAAGCTGCTGAATATAGGCAATCATTAGCTATCTCTAAAAAATCTCAGCACATAGCATAAATTTATACATATGTTATCCAAAATTAATTTAAAATATTATTCTAAGTAAGCTTAATAATATAAGTAACTATATAAATGGTTAGGACAAGCTAAACCATAACTAAATGTACATACTATACTTTTAGTTTATATAAGCACAAAGTATAGTATGCATTATATAATGATTAATCCAGTTATCTAAAAAGTACTTAATTAATTTTCTAAGCTACCAAAGAACATACATTCGTGAATAGCTCGAATTTTATGTTATAAATTGTTAATAATAAAAATAAAGGAGTTGATTTTATGAATTTAGAATACAATATTACCTATAGACAAAAAGATAAAGGATGGCAATTTATAATCAGTTATAAATTAGATAATAAATGGAAGCAAAAAAGTAAACAGGGCTTTAGAACTAAATCTGACGCCAAACCAGCAGCAGAAAAAATGTTAAAAGAATTAAAACATCAATTAAGAAATAAAAATTCTATTTTAGATACTAATTATGATTCTATTACTTTTAAAGAATTATCTAAACTATATATAGATCATATATCTTTATATAGAGAAAATAACACTATCAATGCTTATCAATATTCATTTAATAAATTTAAAAGTTTAAATACTTTAAAAGTTAAAGATATAAAAAAGTTACACATCCAGAAAACAGTTGATGATATCTTTAAAAGTGAAAAAATACAATCTAAAACTATTAATACTTATGTTAATCGCATAAAGTTATTATTAAAATACTATATTGAAAACTATGATTCAAGTTATGAACTATTTAAAAATGTTCAGCTTCCCAATGACAAAATTGAATCATCAAAAAAAGCATTAACAAAACAAGAATTAGATGATTTGCTTATAGAATTAAAATCTAAGAAGAATGGTCGTTATTACATTGCAGCATTAATTGCTGGAACTTGTGGGTTAAGATGTGGTGAAATATTAGGTTTGACTTGGGGAGATATAGATTTTAAGAATAATACTTTAAAAGTAAATAAGCAATGGAAAGTTAATAAGAAAACTAAAACACATGATTTTGGTGCATTAAAAAGTAAAAAATCATACAGAATAGTTCCAATACCTGCTCCTACTATAAAAGAATTACTAGAATACAGAAAAGTCGCTATACCAGACATAAATAATAGAATTATTCCTTGTACTGGAGGTTCCATTAAGAAATTTTTGAACCCTATTCTAAATAATATTGCTGGAATATCAATTCATGAGTTAAGACACACATATGCAACTTTATTAATTGGTAATGGTATTGATTTTAAGACAGCAGCACAGCTATTAGGTCATGATGTTCAACAAACCTTAAAAACCTATAGCCATGTTACTGATGAGATGTTAAATAAAGCTACTGAAAAAATCTCAAAAATTTTTTAAAATTTATTTTTGACGAAATTTTTGACGAATTTATTTTTATTTATCTTAATGTTTCTTTAGTCAAGTAATGATAAATTAGTTTAACTGTATTTTCAAGTGCTTTATAATGAGTTCTTTCCATACCATGAGAAGCTGAAACACCTGGTCCTATAAGGGCTCCACGTATATCGTTTCCGCCTCTAAGAGCTG